CCCCTTACCTCATACCTTAAATCACTCTTACCCTTGAATGAAACCATGGAACTATGATTTGATGTAAACCCTTACCAGACAACGTGTTGCGTCGATTAGGTCTTTCCTTACATATCCTTGCCAGGATTTGCTGATCGCCTTACAGCATGCCTTACAAAAAAAGATGCTGAAAGATCTTTCAGCATCCAGGGTTTGGCATGCCGCTTGCAAGGTGACACATTGCGTCACATCCGATTGATAACGCAATGTGTCATATTGCGTCATTTCGCATAGTAACATTTCGTTACCTCCTGCAAACGGCTTGCCAGGATTTGCCGCAAGCAAACGCCATGCCAGAAAGATATTTCAGAATACGCCACATAGCAACTAACGTATTCTGTGCGTTATGTGCAATGAAAGATATGTTAGTTTTTCTTCTGAATTTCATGCCGAGACTGGCCTGGCTGGCACACCGTTTGCAACGCGCAATGCCTAACAATGGGATTCTCATATCTAAGATGCAAGTATATGTGTAGCAAGGGTTTATGTCAATTGGATAGACGTGTCCGCTTTTGTGGACACAAGGCATGCCCATAAGTCTAGTGCTAGCAATGGTTTATATCGCCATTCCCCGAACTAGGACACTGAGTGTCCACGAACGTGAACACTCACGCTAGACCTTTCATTGTTATTATCCTTACTTTGACCATACAGAAATTGGAATACAGGATTTCATGATTTTTACGTAAGCTCTTGCCGGTCGAGGGTTTATGTTGCTGGTACCTGCTGAATCTGACCGGAATTTTCCGGGCTTGGCACATGGCATGCAGTAGGGCTTGCCAGTAGCATCGAAGGGAAGGGACCGGGAAAGGCCCGGTCAGAAAAACTCTTTTACAACTAGGGGAACCGATGAGAAAGAAGGAAGCGATTCAACAGCTGAGAAGGATTCTGGAAGCCGCGAATGCGGCAGACGCCACGGGAGAGTACAGCGAATACGTGAATGATTTCCCGGAACACTGCGCGTACCAATCGTCGCTATTCGGCTTTATTGCCTGCGCACTGATCAGCCTTGGCGATGACGATGCCTACGAGAGATATCTCTCGACCGGCGAATGGCAAGCAAGATGAACAAGCAACAGCGGATAGAGAAAGCGCTATCGGCGCTAACCCTGTCATGGCGTAGGCTGGTTTGGCAACAGGAATCCGGCAATCCGATGCTAGCTAGGCGCATCCGCGAGAGGCAGAAAATGCTCGTGAGGAAGTATTGGCGCTAGCAAGAATTAAGCGCTATCGGCGGGTTGACTACCCGCCGGTGGCAGCAGGGAACGTGTGTGACGGATCTTTCACAATCGCTTGGAGGAGAAGAATGAAGATTTACAGGCTGGAGCGGATCATTTCTGTACCCGAAATGCCATCAACACTGATCCTTTCCGCCCATGATGAAATGGGCGTCCATTGCGGAATGGTCCGGGTCCTGAGGTCTAAGCGCGCCGTCGAGGCGGCAGTGCTGGGACAGCTATACCGCAATCCGGTGAGCGCCCGGATGGGGATCCCCATGCCGAATTCCTGGGAGTGAGCACCATAACTGCTAGTAGGGCAAAACCTTCTAGCAGTAACATAAACCCCCGTTTTTTGACAATTGAATCAACCGTACCAAGTGCACAAAAGCGCATTGTCGCCGTGCGTTGTGTGCAATCTATCAATCTTAGGTGACATAGGAGATAGCGCTATGTTGTTCGATTTGGTAGTGGAGTACATCGGGATTTGCGAGAGCATGTCGAATGCCGCATACCTTGCCGGCGAGGTCAAAAGCCCGTGGAAGGGTTGCTTTCTCAACAAATTGTGCGGTTTCCTGGTTGCGGAAAGTGTTGCCGAACGGCGCTCCCAGGCTGAAGAAATGGTAAGGGAACTGGAAGCCGATGGTAAGGTGGTTGTTAAGGGCTCCGGATGGAAACTCAAGGTGTTCCTTCCGAATCCCGCCGCCGCTGAAGCCAAGGGCAAGGGCAAGGGCAAGGGCAAGGCCGCCACCGAAGACCCCATTCTCGCGGAACTGTACCGCCGCCGCCGTCGGCAGGAAAAGGAAGGCAAGGGCAAGGCCCGTAAGGCGAAGACCAGCAACAGCAAGTAACCGCCCTTACCGAAAGCGTACACTCCCGAGTGTACGCTTTTTTTTTGCCCATTCCGGAACCTGGCATGCCGTTTGCTTCCGCGCGCTATCAGGTTTCGCGCGCCCGTTGTCGCGTGCGCGAAGTGGGCGCCAGCAATGCGCGTGCGCGAAGTGGGCGCCAGCAATGCGGGCGCGCGAAGTGGGCGCCAGCTTTTGCGCATGCTCATACCTGGCGTCCATTCGCGCCTGTTTTCACGCGCGCGCGCGTATATGCACATATATGCGTCGCGTTAAGAAAACCGATACAGGGGCGGGGGGGCGGGGGGGGGGCGGCGTTTGGCATGACTGGCGTCAGGCTTGACTACAAAAATCACGGCTCGTTATGAAAATTCCTATATAGAACGAATTAGGGGCGGGGGGTGGGGCGGCGTTCGCTATGACTGGCGTCAGGCTTGACTGCAACTGCGTAATCAGGCCATTTTAGCTAGATTCCTATATAAAGCCAACTTAGGGCGTGGATGGGGCGGGGGATTTCGCTGCGCGAGGCAACTACTAACTACTTCGGTTGGGCTGAAATATATTTCTCTGTATATGGCATTATTCTGGAGGAGGGGGGCGGGGATCTGCGTCAATGTGTCAATAACTTACACCATATATGCAGATTGTGGTTGCAGTCAAGCCAGCGCAGCTTCGCGCGCCAGCGGGCGGTCGATTACCGGGGTGCAGCGGAAATTCTGCGCCAAAACCGGTAAATCGCAGCATTCCTGCTGCACCTAGCAAGCGGCATGCCGGACTGGCCGATCTTCCGCAAGTCGAGGCTGGCGCTGGACTTGAAAAGAATCTGCCGGGTTCGGCACGACGGTTGCGCTGAGGCGGCTGGCTGCCGGCTGGGCCGGTGGTAGTAGTAAGCTGGCTGGAACGGTGATCCGAAACTCACCTAGTACGGCGGTCATACCTAATATGGCAACCTGGCAGTAAGGCTTGAGCAATGGCGATATGTAAAGCTCGGTCAGTGAGTCAACGGTGGCTCAGTCAGCTCTTGTCATTGATTTACATGGCTGCGCCAGGCTAATAGCTTGGCATATTGTGCCGTGCATAAATCTAAAGAATCAGGGCGATAGGTTTACCTAACTTATCAGTAAGCCGGTGAGTCAACGCTATTGGTGTTGAGCGCTTAGTAACTGGTCCAATGATGGGGGCTGGCCCTATGGTTCAGACGGCGCGTCTTGAGTATATCAAGGCAACACTCTCCCGCCGTGATTGGAGTACCGTGACAGGTTCAGGCTTGCCTTTCATTGGTCCCACATAAATGGCACCTATTGGTTCCGCCTTCGGAGGCTGGTATCCATGGTGCAAATAACGATGTTCGGGGGCTGAACGGTAAGTGAGTCTTGCATACAGGGCTTGACGTTATTGCAACGTGGGCCAAGACAATTCGCAAGACTCAACTGACATAAGTTTCACCTGTCCTTTTCAAGAAGTTGGATGCGCAGCACGGCCTCTAGCAATCTGGTGATAGCAGCCGCCTCATAAGCGGTAATAGCTGGGTTCGATTCCCAGGGGGCCGATTATCAATCAATCTTCCTGTGGAGGCTAAACTACTATGGCACGTACACTCCCGACCCGTGACATATCTCGTGAACTCAGTATGGGCAAGGATCGGCTGGCTTCGCTATGCCGGACGTATTCCTATGTCCACACTTCCACAAAGAACTGGGGCGAGTTGTCGGCTCTTGATAGCGCCATCAACGAGCAGTATCGCAAGGTCATGAAGCTGGAGAAGCAGGTCAGAAAGGCTCGCAAGAACGGGGAGATCATCTAGCAAATCAATCAATCAGCAGCCTACGCCGGGGGCTTGTATCCGGCGGTAATCACCACCTTCAAGGGGAAGGTCCAATGAAGTATCTCACCAAGCAGCAGATCGCGTATCTTCGAATCCAGCACAACGCCGAAGTCAAACTGTACCGTCGCAAGAAGCGGCGCCAGGAGCACAGCCGTAACGAGTTCCAGAAGCGGGCGAGTCGGCGCAACAAGGAGAATCAGGAGTACGAGATTGATCGGCTCGACTATCAGCGACGCCTGGTGCGCAACACTGACCCCGAGTCGTCCAGGACCTCCTTCATCCACCGGAGTGAACGATGAGTGGGGGGCGGGGTACGGGGGGTTTCGGTTTCTGGTTTAGATGTCGGGACGGTGTGGGGCGTGTTCATCAGATCGAGCACGGCCTGTATGAAGTGAAGTTCCCGAAGTATGCAATCCTTCGCGGCATCGGCGCAGTCAAGACATACCTCAAGCGTCACGAAGCAGTGAGCGGCGGATCGTTGATCCCGTGTTGTGATAACCCAGCTTGCGATCTGTGCGGGGGATACGGGGGGCGGGATGCCGCGACAGAGACGATGATCATGGAGGCATCATGACAATCACAAGAGTCTATGTGATGAGAGGCATTCCGGGATCTGGAAAATCCCACTGGGCAAGGTCGCAAGAAGGGGCTGCGATCTGTTCCGCTGACGATTATTTCAGGACAGAAGATGGGGGCTACAACTTCGACCCGTCCAAGCTCTCCGAAGCCCATGCCGCTTGCTTCCAGAAGTATCTCCGGTTACTGCAAGAATGGCCGGGGCTCATTGTCGTGGACAACACAAACATCCATGCGTGGGAAATCGGACCATACATGCTGGCTGCTAGCATGTATGGGATCGTCCCCACAATCATCCAGGTGCATTGCGGCACCAATCTGGCCCTCAAGAGACAGCTACATGACGTGCCTCTGAAGGTTATCAACCGGATGTACACCGTCATGGTGACTGAGTCTCTCCCACCGTTCTGGAAGATGGAGGAGATCGAGGGAGATACAAGATGAAGATCAAGCTATACGTTGCATTGGCCAGGAAAGTGGGGGCCTATCACCGATCCCTTGGGGCGGCGTCAAAAGACTGGGCCTCAAAACATCTCGCCGCCGTCGAATACTTCTGCAAGAACCATCTCCCTTCGGGGGCAGGTTTCGATAGCGGAACAACTCTTATTGTCGCGAAGTCTACTGCTGATCGGTTGGTGCTCCACACGGAGTATCACCACATGAACGAGGCTGGTTATGCGGGGTGGACTTCCCATGAAGTAGTCGTGCGTCCTAGCCTGGCATACGGCATCGACCTTCTGGTGAAGGGACGAGACCGGAACGAGATCAAGGAGTATATCGGAGACATCTTTCAGGAGGCACTGACCAGTCTCGTCGAGGAGTACGAATACGAAACGAGGCGGCGATGATGGAGCGAATCATAGAGGTTATCTCCTGCATCTCATCCGTCTTGAAGGGGGACCAGTACATGGAGGGCTTCGAAAGTTCAGAAGCCTCATATCACCTCCCTGAAAGGCTAGACGCCATCCTGGATCTACTTGACCTTCCGGTCCTGACTCCAGATGAAGAACGTAAGGCTCTCGCCAGCAAAATTGATGCGATCGGTCGGGTACATCGCAGAAGCAACTGCATCCTCCGGCAAGCAAAGATGGCGGTGGATAAGTTCCTTAGCGTGACCTGCGGCGAGGCCAGCAATGATCCTCGCTAAAAAACATGATGGCCCATTCGGCCTGTTCTTCTGGTTCAAGGGGGTGGATCATCGTAGGGCCGGAGGGCCTTGGTGGTATCGGTCCTTCGAGACGGACCCGGAAAGGCAGGAATTCTTGAGAGTGGTTGGGGATTACCTGGTGGCGTGGGCCTTCGAGACGAATCGCAATGTAGATCCTCGTTGCGTATACCCCAACGAGAATTCAATCGTTCATCCGTTCATGGGCGGCAAGATATGGCGCGAAGCCAAGAAAACACTGGGGATGAATCCATGACGGTCAAGAAACCACTACACAAACTTCTCCGGGGCGGGGTCCAGTCGTCTGAGCATGCGAAGGATCTCCATAAGTACATGCTCGTGAAGGGCGGATGTGCTTATGCCACGGACGGGGTAAGCCTTGCATACTGCAAGACGATCCTGGAAGAAGGCATGTATCTCATGAAGGATGGGACGCTGCACTGTAGTTGGAAGTCCTATCCAGTTCGGGTGACAAAGCTGGAGACGATCAGGGCTCCATGGGATCTTGTTCTCGACGCCACCTTGGGCAAACAGATACGTCAAGATAGCAAGCAACTCTCGGAGGAGTGGCGAGAAGCTCATGCGTCTTGGGGCCGGCTAATGAAGAAGTGGAACCACGACAGGGTGGTCTGCGAGAAGGCCGCTTCCAAGCTGGCACCGCGAGGGGAGAAGAAGCACGCTGCCCTTGAGGCGGGCCGGGAATGGCGAGCCGGTCATCAAATGATACGAGAACCTCACATGCCAGAGATGGATTTGTTGGGCCTGAAGTTCGACGCGCGGAGGATCCGCCATGTGGATCTCAATACCAGGGGGGCGTTGGCAGCCGCCCGTCATCCTCGCTTTGAGGCTGTCGTTCTAAAGCCAAGTGACGAGGATGTTTATATCGTGGTCATGGCACTGAGGAGTTTCTGATGACGCTTCGCCAAGCAGTCCAGATTGTCCTTGGGCCCGCAAGACAAAGGGGTGTCAAGCAAACAGCGGTCTCGGCGAACCTGACAGTTTGCTGATCGAGCTGATTCATTCGATCAAGGTGGAGGCATAGGATGAGCACCGAGAAGAGGGATCTGGGGGATGGCCGAATCGCCATCATCAAGACCGAGACGGACATCTATCCGCTTCTTGCTGATATGTACGGAGAATACGTCGGCAAGTGGAGCGAAGGATGTATCACGAGGCAAAATCCAGGGAGGGGGGAGTTCGAGTTCTTCATGCCATCAAGTCCTGAGTTCGGCCAGGAAGCCTATGAACGAATGGAGTCGTTCAACCGGGGCGAGTGGTACGCAGAGGTAATCTCTATCGTCGTTGACTGGCAAGGGATCAAGGGTGAGGCTTCTTGTTTTGGTGTGGAGTCGGATTGCTCCCCGGAGTATCGCGAAGAACTAGTCGGCGATCTCATTGGCCAAGCATCGGGAGAACTCGACAAGGAGATAAAGCGGCTGAGGTCCGTGCTGGGAGGGCAGGCATGAATTCACGCGGAGAAAACCTCCTCGCGTCTGATCGTGATGGGTCCGGGAATTACGATTACGATTCCATAAAGAGGCTCCTTATGGCAGCCACCATAGGGGCAAGTAACGACGAGTGGGACTACTCGCGTCATGAACACCTGATCTTGGCGTGGGTCGGTGGCCTAAACTATTGGGTCAACCTGGAGGGGGGACTCTACCTCTGGCACTTGTGGGTGCAGTACCTCAGCGCCCTCAAATCACATGATTACTGCGCTGAACAAGGGAGCCCGATGGATCTGGCCTGGAAGGAGGCCGGCATAGCATGATCTCGCCTCGTGATCAGAAGCTCAAGGACTGGAGGCGCAAGAATCGCCGAAGCCGGAATCATAGGGGCGATCCCCTGATCGACGTTCGGAAGCCCAAGTACCGTGAGTTTCGGAATGCGAAAAGGCCCCACCATAACGGGGAGACCCGATGACCACGCTCAAGAAACTGCCCAAGGATGTGAGCAAGTATCTGACGGCTACAAGGATGCACGACTACGTAGTGACGATCCGCCAGCAGGGCCAACTCGTGACGACGGAAACAGAGGTGGTTACGATTCATCGCAAGGCGGAATCCAAGGAACAACTCGGGGCCATGCTGGCGCTGCAAGCAATGGCCTACGGCCTGACCAAGATGGAAATTCTCTCTATCACATGCGGAGATGACAACTAATGCCGACCACCACGAAGCCGGACAAGGCGATTTTCCAGTTCCCATTGACGGCAGGGTACGTCAACTGCGACGAGCAGTTGAGAAATATCTGTTTCTCCCAGATGGGGCGCAGTCGCTTCTATGCTGTTCTGGGGTACATCGATGGCCTTCGCGATGCCGGCAAGGCAGAGTTCGCTGAAGCTATGCTCCAGGACTTCAGCGACCGTCTGAAGTATCTGGACAACTATGGGGGCGAGAAGGAGGTCAGTCTGGGGGCGGGGATTGAGAAGGCAGTGCCAGCCTACAAAATCATGCTCCATGATGATGGGACTCGCCACGGGTTTAGCATCGGGTGGTTCAGGATGTCTGGGACGGAGAGCACCGATAAGAGCCTCAGCTCTCACCCCGATCTCTGGAACAACTATTCGACCACGGCGAGTCGGTACGACCCAGCAGTTGGAACAAAGACGTTCTACTACGAGTTCGCCTTCAATGGTGGATTGCTGTATCACGGGGCGGGTGGCGAGGAGACATTCTCGGTCTGCCTGAATCAGCCGAGGTTCTGGAGTATCCACACTTAGCCATGAAGATGCGAGACGATGATTACGGGGAATTGGTACGGCTGTTGAGCGGAGAAGACCTGGGCGAGACAATGCGTGATCGCTGGGATGCTGTGTGGCGAGTCAATGGCCACGTAGATCGCGAAGCAGTCCAGGCATGGTTCAAGAAGTGCTACTTGTACCTGAATGATTCTCATATCGACACGGCTCTAAGGAAGATCCAGAGAGGGGGCAGTTAGTGAATAGCGACAAGCTGAGGGATCTCATCCTGGATAAAATCGAGCCGGGGGAGATCCCCGATGCCGTATCCAAGATCCTCAAGAAGTTTGATGGGAAGCGGATCTCCAAGCGGATGGCAACTGCCGTCGAGAAGGCAATGCCTGAATGCAAGATTTACTGGCGATACGAGTACGGGATGTACCATCTCAACGTGACTCATGGGTGCGACGAGTATCGGTTCCTCATTGGCTACGACAGCACCAAGATGCACTTCGATCACAAGCAGTGGCGAGATCAATTTGCCTGCTGCTACCTGGGCGCAAGAGAGAAGCGCAACGAGAAGAGGGTGCGCCTCGCCAGCAAGAACGCCTGGCTTGAGAATGCCGCGAAGTTATCGAGCGAATACAGCTACGCCAAGGAAGAGTTTCGCCGGGCGAAGGAGGCCGTAGAGAATGGGTCCGGTTGGGATCTTATCGGGGAGTTGTCTTTCGAGGTTAGTCGAATCCTCAAGAGGGAAGAAAATGAGTGAGGGCAAGAGCAAGGTGGATCTCGATGCGATCTCCTATGAGGAGTGGAGAGAAATGCTGGAGCGGGTCATGAATCTAGACTGCGCCTGCCCAAGCGATCTCCTCAAGGTTCCGGGAGTCTACGAAGAGGTGATCGAATACTACAACAATGCGATCATTGAGGAGTTTGAGAGGGGGGGGGGCGTGGTGATCTCATGAGCACCTTGGCGCTGAGGCTGGCGATGCTTTGCCTAGAGGAAAGCGGGGCAACCCCTTGCCGGGCAAGGCTGGCCACGCTTGCCATAAGACATAAGATCGAGACCTGCGAATGGTGCGATGGAAGGGGGCGAATGCCAGACTATACTGGGTGCCCAGTCTGCGACCTGACTGGATTCTGCGACGCTGATCGGAATTTCTACGGAGCAATCAGGGTCACACAGAATGATCTGTCAGCCGAGGTCGAGCACTGGGATGATCCTGGAGACTACCCCAACAACATCGCGTCCCGGCCTCTACCTCCGAGGGAGTCCGTCACTGTTCACGGGCAAGTAAGAATCGAATTTCCCGGTATTCCCTCGGGCCTAATCCGGCAAAACGAGGCCGGTCTCCGGGAGGTGATTACCGAATACCTTTCCGGGGAGAAGGTCGGCCTAGTAGACGGGATCGCAAATGTTATCGCATGGGACGGTGGGCGTGAAGGCGCAGTGTTCATTGTCGAGCCAGACGACTGGGAGGAGATACCCGGAGAACCAGACATCGATTACGAGAGTTACCGAGACCCCTACTAGGGGGCAGAATAAATGGCAGGCATGACAGTGCGTGATCTAATCAGGAAGCTTGGCCAATACCCTCCCGACTTGCAGGTGGTGGTTGGCCACCCTCGCCGAGACTATACGTCAACAACAGAAGCCGTTTTCCCTAGCGTCGAAGTGGGGAAGGTCTTCAGCGGCGGAAGCGAGGGCTGGAAGCAAAGAACGGTTGTTGATGACGAAGAGTTCCTGGACGATGATGACGATATCCAAGAGGCAGTTGTCATCTCGTGAACAGTAAGGCCCGACGCCTAGAGTCGTGGCAAAAACAAGCAATACAGTTTCTTGACAAGCAGTCGATCCGCTGTAGATTCGGGTCGTCAATCCAATTGAAAGAGGAGGAATCATGGCAACCGCAACGCTGAAGACCGCTGGCCAGCAGATGGTTAGCATCCCATTCGAGAGCGTCCTAGTTCCCGAAGACTTCAACTGTCGCAAGGACCTCGGCGACCTGTCGGTCCTGATCCACGATTACAAGGCCGGAGCACCGTTGCCACCACTTGTGGTAAATCGTACGGGGCGGGGGGCAAGCATCAAGTACAACCTGGTCAGCGGCTTTCGCCGCTATGCGGCAATCTCTGAGATCCGCAAGAAGCGGCCCACCTTTCAGAGCATGGTTATCGTGTCCTACCTGGACAACGCGAGTGATGACGAACTGCACCTCGTCAACCTCCAGGAGAATCTCAACCGAGAGGACCTGACCGAGGCAGAGATCGCTGATGCAGTTGTCGCCCTGATGAAGCAGTTCAAGATGACTCGCAAGCAGGCCGCGAAGAAACTGGGCCGACCCATGCAGTTCATCAACCACGCCTGCCAGTTCGCCAAGCAAGCCGGCGAGGATCTGAAAGAGGCGAGCAAGGGAGGGGAGATCCCCAACAGTGCGGCAGTGGAGGCGAGCCGCCTGTCGAAGGAAGGACAGTCCAAGGTGGTGCAGAAGGTCAAGGGGGGCAAGTCCCCCAACAAGGCCATCAAGGACGTGAAGGACGAGGAGGGCGGCCACAAGCCACTGAGCTACCTGGGGCGGAAGGCCATCAAGGTTCAGGTCCAGGATGTCTTCGAGGCTTGTGAGGGCGGGAAGATCGACGATTACGGGAAGGCGGTCGTGGCTGGCATGGCTCGCGTCTGTGGTTTCAAGGGTGACCCCTACGGGGCCAGTTGGGCCACCGTCAGAAACTTCCTGAGCAAGGAGCGACTTCTCCCGAAGAAGTAAACAGCATCCCCTGAAGTGGTGGTGAGGGCGTCACGACGGTCAAGGCTTCGTGACGCCCTCTTTTATTCCCTGGAGGATGGACGAAATGGCTGACGAATCTGACAGCAAAGTCGATCAAGAAGTGGGGCTCGATGACCTGTGGAAGCACGGATATCTGGTTTCCCTTACTGCCTCCCGATGGGGGGCGAGGAAGCTGCTATCGCTGCGTGAACTGGGGATCGAATTCGACAACCCGGAGAAGGAGGCAGAGTTCCTGGAACTGTTCAGGCCGGGCACCAAGAAGTTGCTGCCGGCTGAATCACTCAAGGGTTTTGTCAATCTGGAGAATCGTGCCAGGGCAGCAATGGATCACCTCGGCATCGAGTTCAAGATTCTTCGCAGTGTGAAGTATGTGACAGCCAAGAGCTTCTTCTCCCTCAAGAAACTGCTGGACTCGCTGTGTCAGCAATATGCCGACCTGGCCGATGCCTTCGAGGAGACATACGTCAAGCAGCGGGACGAGCAACTGGACAAGTTCTCTCAGTACGCCAGAGACAATCTGGCAGACGTAATGGCAGTCGGTGAGTTCCGCGAGAAGATGGAAGCCTGCTACCCACCTGCCGAGAAGATCCGCAAGAAGTTCAGCATTGAATACCGGGTCTTTACTATCTCCAGCCCTCAGGTAGATGAAGTGGGGGCGGGGGAGGTCGAGGCTGATATCGAAAGCAAGATCGCTGTACAGCAACACTGGCAACAGGAGATGAAGAAGCACGTCACAAGCTTCATGGAGGATGCCGGCAAGCAACTGGCTCAAGAGTTCGGTGAGGCAGTGGGCAACCTTGTCGATCTCCTGAGTGATGGGAAAAAGAAGTTCACTGGTAGAAGCCTCAAGGCGCTTGAGAGGAAGCTCGACGCCTTGAATGGGAAGAACTTTCTGGGCTACGCCAAACTAGACGAGATGATCGTCAAGGCCAAGGAGGCTATTGGACAACACGAGGGAGGGGACTACAGCCCGGCAATGAAGAAGGGCCTGGGCAATCAGTTGCAGAAGGTGAAGGATGCCATGCTGGACAACCTCGATGAAGAGGTGGATCAGCTTGTCAAGAACTTCGGGTCGATGGGCAAGCGCAAGGTGAAGAAGCTGGAGCCCAAGAAGGAGGGCGAGTAAATGGACCCGCAAGATGCCGAAGTCCTAATGGCGATTATCAATGCACCAATCGGAAGCTGGCCCGCCATGAGGTCCTACCTGATTGATAACTGCGAGTTCTCTGTCGATCAGATCATGGCTGCGGGTCAAGCACTCGCCGATCTGTTGCAGGATTCACCTCCATTCTGTCGGAGCGACTTCGATCAGTTGGTTGAAGAAAGAAGAGGGGGCAGGGAATGACAATTGAGAAGATCGGAAGACGACACTATCTCAGCGGTCTGTCCTATGGAGATCGACACATTGCGAAGAATCTAGGGTGCCGATGGGATCCTGAAAAGAAGATGTGGTGGACCGGGAAGGCCGCCATTGCAGAACAAGCACTTGCAAACGCGGGAGAGAAGAAAGGCAATAATGGTGGCGGCAGTGGGGCCGAGCGACAGATTGTTGCAGGTCGTGCTCGGTATGAGGGGCGGACATACTACCTCGGCGGCAGAGTGGAGAGAGGGTCAACCCACTGGGATGATCGAGTCTCTCCGGTTGAAACCAGAGACGGCGAGAAGTTCCTGCTCATCTTTCATGATGGGAGTTCCAGCTTCTGGGCGAAGAAGGCCGAAGTGGAAATCATCAAGTCCTATAGTAAGCCACAGTCGATTCAGGGGCTTGCCAGATTTGCTGACAGGCAAAAGAAGCAGAACGAATCATGCTCATACTGCGAAGAACATGGGGCAGAGCTAGCAAGGGACCTAGACGAATGTCCTCGCTGTGGAGCAGATTACGATGCCTAGCTTCTGCAAGCAGATCGTCAACCACTACAACGCCAGCTTCCCGGCCCTCATGCTCGTCACCCATGAGGAACAGCGAGCCAAGCATGACCTGATCTCTGCTGTTCGAAAGATCAATGGACTCAAGCCCGGCGATGAGATCCCAGGTGATGGGCTGGAATGCGGGGGTCTCATCGAGTGGTCAATCACTCGCGGACTACAGCAGGCTTGGCCAGAGCCAACAGCGGTTGACGGATCTGTCAGCCCGATTGATGCGGTCGAGAAGGCATGCTCGATGCAGCCGAATGGAGAGGGCGAGTCTGGCAATCTGCTATTCGTCTTCAACGACATGCATCCCTACTGGGACGATCCTGAACTCGTGCGTCAGACAAGGGACACGATTGCCGTTCTCAAGATGATCGGCGGCATGATGGTGTTCATCTCTCCGGTGCTCAAGCTCCCTCATGAGATCGAGAAGGAGGTCGTGGTCATTGACTACTCGCTCCCAGATCGTGAATGCCTGGGTCAGATCCTCGATGAGTTCTGCAAGTCTAACGAGATCAGTGAGGACGAAGACGAGAAGGAGCACATCCTTGATGCGGCATCAGGGCTGACTTCTTTCGAGACGGAGAACGTCCTGGCCCTGAGCCTGGTCGAGGAGGGCAAGCTCGACACACAAGTCATAACGCGACACAAGGCGCAGGCTATCAAGAAGTCTGGTCTCCTGGAGTTGATGGAGCCGCAGGAAACCATGGAAGACGTTGGCGGGCTGGAGCTATTCAAGAAGTGGCTCAAGATCAGGCAGAAGGCTTTCATGCCAGAGGCACGTGAGTTCGGGCTGCCCGCTCCGAGAGGGATCTTGATGCTGGGTGTTCCTGGTTGTGGCAAGAGTCTTTCGGCCAAGGCTGCTGCCTCGTTGTGGGGGCTGCCTCTTATCCGGTGTGATGTGGGGGCGGTGTTCGGTTCGTTGGTTGGCGAGTCGGAACGCAACATGAGGACCGTCATCGAGACCGCTGAAGCTGTTGCGCCATGCATCCTGTTCTTGGATGAGATCGATAAGGGGTTTGCTGGCGTCGGCGGGGGCGGGGATCATGACGGCGGAACAAGCAGGCGCGTCTTCGGGACGTTCTTGACCTGGATGCAAGAACGCAAGAAGCCGGTCTTCGTCATCGCCACGGCAAACGATATCTCCTGTCTGCCGCCTGAGTTGCTGAGAAAGGGCGGTCGCTTCGATGAGATCTTCTTTATCGATCTGCCGAATGCGGCTGAGCGCAAGGAGATCTGCCGCATTCACATCGAGAAGTTCAGAGATCCCGGACGTTTCAATCTTGGCAAACTGTCGGATCTTTCTGAGGGATTCACTGGCGGGGACATTCAGGAAGCGATCACCCAGGGCATGTTCTTCGCCTTCGATGAGGGCAAGGAGCTTGGGCAGAAGTTTCTTGAACGGGGCTTCAAGGAGATCGTCCCGCTGAGCAAGACAATGGGCGACAGGATTGAGGTGCTGAGGGAGTGGGGTGAGAATCGTGCCAAGCGGGCCAGCATCCCGGAAGGATCGAAACGGGTGAACGGGAAGATGGGCAGGCGGAGGGTGCGATGAGACGGAGTGGACTGATGTCATTATGCTTGTTGGTTATCGGGAACTTGTCGAGCCGTGGAACAAATGATCAGTTTCGTTAGGAGCCTCTCGAAAAATATCATGGAGCGGCGACCCGCTGTGGCTTGGCGTGATGATCTTCCCTTCGACAACTGGATGAAGATCGACGCATCGACATGGAATCCGCCCCTGTTGTTCGACGACGGCTGCTGCATCAAGTCACGAAGAAACGATCAGTTGATCGAGTCATCGTAGTCGAGAAGAGTCTTGATCTCATGAAGTGGTACGGATTCGAACTATGCGAGAGGCTTGGGGCGGAGGTTGTTGTTGATGATGCCTATAACTACGTAGGGAAGTTCGGTTGTGAAGCCGCCTACCTGTTCAACATCTGGCCCTCTTATGGTGGCAATGGATACAAGCTAAAGAGAGAGCCAAAGCGACTCGGCATCAAGACGGTCTGGGCCTGGGGCTCTGCGTGCATCTAGTCAAGGAGAACAGCATGTCTGTCAGTTATTCGATGTGTGGCGACCTGAATGACCTGGGCAAGGATCGTGTTCATGGGTGTCTTGTGCTTTCGTCAGCGAATGGTCTTCACCCGACCATGAACATGGAGCAGATCTATCATGTCGTTGGCATGAAGCCCATTGCAATTATTGGTGGCGCAATGGACTCGTGCCTCATGTGTGATGCTTATGTGCCTCGTATCATCGCATCGAAACATCCTGAGCTTGTGATGAAATATCTATTTATCCAGTGTCCACCATGGAACTCTGCGGGCAAGTTCTACCTTGCAGTCTCTCGTGTGTGCGATCTGTGTCTGAGGATAAACCACGAAGCAATCGGAGTATACATGACCTTCTGTGTCAAGGAAGCGATCTGCGAAATGAGGAAGACTTCTGCGGAGACAAACTGATGCTAGTCAACGTCTTGCCTGATGGGACTGTCGAGTGTCTGCATAATGAGGTGATGCATGAAGCCTTCGATTGCAGGGCTCGAATGCGGAGAGCGTCCCATGTCGAATGGGACAATCAGGATCAAGCCTGGTGTGTGAAGGTGATCCAGACAGGAGAGGAGTGGGGCGGATTCAAGTTCAGATCGGAAGCTCTTGCATTCGAGGTTGAGCTTCTTGAGGCTCGCATGAAACACGAACCTGGGTCTGTTGATCGGCTGGTCAGCGGGAGGAATCAATGAGTCAGTATGCAGTCTACAAGACAGCGTTCTCTGATCCTGATGCACTGTGCGCAGCACTTGCTGATGTGGGGTATGGAACTGTGCTTAGAGAGAATGGCCGGGTGCTCATCGGATACAACGGTCGTCCTCGCAAGGATGCAAACGATAATCTCATGACTGCTGACATTTCTGTCGAGAGGCGATTCGTTGGAGGCGTCAGTAATGATCTTGGCTTCAAGCTTGTTGATGGAGAGTATCGGGCCGTGATCTCCAACTACGACCGGCGGAAACACAACGATAGTTGGCTCGACAAGCTGAGGCAAAGGTACGCAAGACATCGTGCGGTGAAGTGCGCACAGAAAGCGGGCTACAAGGTGAAGTCCGAGAATGTGGTCAACGATGTAGTCCAACTCACGCTGGAGAAATGGTAGATGGCACGCAAGCAGATCGAGATAAAGATACTTCAGGACGGAAGCGTTGAGGCCGAAGCAATCGGCTTCAAGGGCAAGTCGTGTGATGCTGGCATGAAGTTCCTGGAGAAGGCGCTAGGCAAGAAGGTCTCCGGCAAAAAGAAGCCCGAGTACCAATCGAATACAACTCACGATCAGAGTCTTGGAGGCGGGAAATGAGAGTGGTCACATACGGGTCATCTGCTGCGAAGGAGTTCTGACAGCATAAGTAGGTGTCGGGTCACCTTATCATTGGATCCTGACAGAGTGGAAATATATGACATCAAAGAAGCGCTTGATCCAAACGGAGATCAAATGAGGAGAGTCCGATAATGGCAAAAAAGAAAGTCGATGGCGACCAGATGATGCAGATGATGCAGATGATGATGAGTCAGATCGGAAATCTCGATCCGGCTTCTGACCCATTTGCTCAAGATCCAGATGGGGGCGGGGATGAAGATGCCGGCCTCAAGGCCGATATCATTCGTCCAGCCGATATCAAGGACATCATCAAAGAACAACAGGCGATCGAGACGGGCACTGCACTTGACCTGTTGTGTCTCTTGCAAGACGGACAACACAGGATTGGTGGCGTTCCTGCTGGGACCACGATTGCATTCTGTGGTCCTCCGGGAAAGGGGAAGTCGAGGACAGCAATTGCAGCAATCGGAAGGATCGCCTCTGCTGGCAAGAAGGTCGCATATGTTGTGGCAGAAGAGGGCTTCCGTGATCCGGTTGGTTCGGGTCGCGATGACCTGGCGAGCCGCATGACGAAGATCATCATGCAAACCGAGGGCGTCACGCTCAAGCAGTTCAAGGACAAGATCGCTCCCAACATCTGGGTCTTGCTGAGCCAGTATCATCGGGGCAAGACGTGGGCTGATTTCGTCACTCACTATCGATACTTGGTTGAGGAAGAAGGCATTCAGTTTGTGGTGGTCGATTCCCTGAACGCCCTTGATCCGTCGAAGACTCGGACTGCTGACAACTTGGCTGTCCTGAAGACGTACAACCATGATGCTGGGGTGACATGTCTGACAGTTGGTCAGATCCGGGATACCGGTTCACCGGCTGGCGGCGAGTGCCTGATGCACACGGCTGATGTCGTGTTCCTCGCAGAGTGGATGTCTCTCTCGACCAAGGATATGGCTCTTGAGTGGGGCGGGGAATACCGCGAGAAGATCCTGACCCTTCGGTGCGTCAAGTCGGTCTCGACTCCAACGCTCGGATACCAGTTGCGACTTGTCCAGAGCGCTGACGCTGGCGTCTTGCAGCTTCATCCCGATCACCCGGAGATGTCCTACCCCGTGCCTCCGGCAAAGAAGAAGTCGAAGAAGAGGGTCGTGAGGGCCAAGAAGTGAACATCATCAAGGAAAAGCAATTCCGTAAATGGGTCCTCGGCGGAGGGGCAGTCGAGTCTTTCAAGCGCATGAAGGAGACTCTCGGCATATCGCATCGAGATGCGTGTGACATCATCGGGCTTGGTCCCGCACTGAGCCTGGCTGCTGACGTATCTGTCAAGGAGGGCCGATCGCTAGACAGCATCCCATTTCATTCATTGTGCAGAGGGGCGCTGCTTCCGCTATCTGGCTACCGACCAGCAGAGATGGCCCACTCGTTTGGCTTCAGGATCGAGGATCTTCCTCCAGCGGATCAGGCGATCGGGGAGCTCGTGAAAGCTGACGTTGGCTTGACGCTGGCAGAGAAGATTGGGGTCTTGATTGGAGACCCGTTCGGGGAGAACAAGGGCAGCGGGCTTGGCTTCGATACATTGGTCAATGTGCTTTGCCGACTGAACTTCTGCACCAAGGATGAGGTGCTGGATAGTGTTGCTGGTGCGTCTGGCCTGGGTCGGCTGTTTACGATCTCGACAAGTAGGATTCGTTCCAAGCCTGCGCTCACATCATGCGAGGTGCTATCTTCGATGAGAGGACTGCAGGACATTTCTCTCAAGAACAGGGAGCGAGTTGTCTTTGATCTGATGCGCCAAGCGGGGAGGCTGGAGCGGCATTACATCTACAAGCTGATTTCTGGTAACCGGTCTCGGTTCTCCAAGAAGATCCTCTCGTCTGTCTGGCTCAATGCTGCCAAGCGGTATTCGTGTGATGTCCGAAAGATCATCGATGCAACAAGGCTGGTTGATCCGATTGATCTTGGAGTAATCATTGAGAATCATGGCGGGGATGGGCTCAAGAGAATCACGCTCAGGCCCCTGTGTCCTGTTAGGCCAATGCTGTGCGCACCGAAACCAGTTGGCGTGCTCAAGAAGAAGTTCCCTGTATGGGTTGAATGCAAATACGACGGCATTCGAATTCATTCACACATCAAGACGGACGCAGATGGGAATGTCCTGGTTGGACTGTTCACCCGCAAGAAGAACAACTGGACAACTGCGATTCCCTGGCTTGCTAGTCGAATCAGGAAGCTGGGTCGGACTGTAGGGTCTGCGATCCTTGATGGCGAACTTCATGGAGTGATCGCTGATGATGATGGCTTCAGGAATGCCAAGGTCCACGAGGTATATAGAAAGATTAGGACGGGGGATGATCGCGTAAGGCTAATCTACTCGGTGTTCGATCTTCTGTATCTCAATGGTCGAGACTTCACTGGCGTCAAGCTTGTCGGAAGGCGAGCAATGCTAAAGTCACTTGCGTTGCCAGAAGGAATCGAGATTGCTAAGGGACAGTCGGTTGTCAGTGGAGTGGACCTGAACTCTGTCTACTCAGGCTTTGTCGATCAGGGTTACGAGGGGCTGATCGTCAAGGATCTTAAGGCCAAGTACCTCATGGATCGAGCATCAAATGACTGGCTGAAGAAGAAGCGGGAATCGACAGTGAGCCTGTGTCTCACATCGGCCTATTGGTCGTCAGAGTCTGATCGATCTTCTATCGGTGCTCTGGGTCTATCTGTGTGCGGGAGCAGCAGGATGCGCGAAGTGTGCGTGATTAGCGCCCCTGACCGTGAGTCTACTATGGCCCTGATGCAACAGGTCACTGGGGACGGGCTGATCATGGGTCCACGAATTCAACGTGACTCGTCTGGCGGAAAGAGATCCGGGTTTGCAATCAAGCCCTGCATTGTCATCGATGTAGCATTCGAGACGCTATCGAGAAGTGGGGAGGGAACCGTGTTCATGCGTGGGGCAAGATTTGAATGCGTCAGGGCGGATCTTGTTGCAGACGATATATGCAGCCTTGAGGGACTTGAGCAGGCTTTTGTCAGTCAACGATTGTCATGAAGGGGCGAGGCATGGAAGACACGAACAGCGAAGAACCGATACTTGATCTCGAAGATCGTTTGTACACCAGACGCGAGGTCTGCAATCTTCTCAATATCTCTGACAGAACTCTGCGGAACTATGAATTTGCGGGGCGGGTAAAGCCAGTCCGGCTGGCTGGCAAGAAGAACCTCAGATACACGAGAAAGGCAATCCTGTCGCTTATTTCAGAAGATAACGAGATCGTTCGAGACGGGGCTGAGTGATGGGTTCAACAATAGAGATGCCGGCATGGATCGTGTGGTACCTAGCTGGGGCGATGAGCATGCTTGCCCTGTTGTGGGCCTACGCCTCGATCATGGGACACGGAGAGGAGGACCAGGAACCTTGAGAAAGAGGACGCTCAAGAAAATAGACAGGCAGTGCAATAGGGTTTCGAGGAGTAGCGACCTGGAGGTCAGGCTACTTGGTTTTGTTGTCGGGAGGAAGCTCCGGTCGCTCAACCTGAAGCACGGAGTGTCGCAATCATGGTGCCAGAAGGATTCTGCTCGTCCTATTGAACGGGCTGCATTCTGGCTCCACTGGCTGCTCGAAGTGATCGAGGAAGAGGTTGAACGGAGGTGTTACCGATGAAAACGATTCGTGACGATCTGGGTGCTCAGTTTGATCACTTGCTGATGGAGTTTATCCTGCAATCTGCGATCGGCAGGAAACGCCCCCCGAGCAGCTCATCGATCAGATGAGGGCCGACGCAGAAACTCACATCGATCGTGATGGCAAGTATTCCGAGACGCCAGTCAAACTCGATGAGTGAGTTGAGACTATACCCCTACCAGTCAGCCGGCGTAAGTTTTATCAAGCGACGAACCAAGTCCCTCATCGCCGATCCGCCCGGCCTTGGCAAGACCGCTCAGGCAATCTGCGGGACATCTGACTTCGAGAAGATCATGGTCATCTGCCCTGCTTCGCTGAAGCGTAACTGGGTCGATGAGTTCGAGATCTGGCGATCAGATATTTCAGCGCAGGCGATGTTTGGTCGGAAGTCGTTTCGGTGGCCACAGTCCGGCGAAGCTCTGATCTTCAACTATGACATCTTGCCCAGGCATGGGCTTGAGATGGCTGATGGAGAAGGCGTCGCCCTAATCATTGATGAAGTCCATGCCTGCAAGAATCCCGACTCAATTAGATCGATGTGCGTCATGGATCTGGTTGACTGCGTGATTCCTCATGGGAAGTTGGTGACGCTTACGGGGACACCGCTGCTCAATAGACCGTCCGAACTGGGGGCGATCTTGATGGTCACCCGGATGATGGAGGAGACGTGGGGGTCGATGACCACATTCATGCGTCACTTCATCTGCATCGATGGGCGGTGGCATATCGAAAAGAGTCTCTATCCTACCATCTCGAAAATAATGCTGAGGCGCGAAAGAGAGGACGTGCTTCCTCAGTTGCCGCCAAAGAGATGGCAGACAATCATGGTTGATCCGAAGTTCAGTGCCTCACAGTTGAAGTTGCTTGGTGAGGCGAACTCGAAGCTCGACCTGTACCTCGATGTCCAGGGGGCGATCAGGACCGGTACCTGCCCACTGATGTTTGAACTCGCGACAGTACGAAGGCTGTTGGCTGAGAGGAAGATTCCATTCGCCATGGATATCGCAGACTCGTTTGATGGCGTCCCATTGGTTGCATTCAGCGATCACAAGCTGCCTGTCGAGCGACTGGGCGGAAGGAAGCACTGGGCCTACTCGAATGGCTCAGTGGCGAATGGAGAAAGGGTCCGCCGAATAAAGGCTTTCCAGGGCGGGGATATCGACGGGCTGGGACTAACCATCATGGCCCATAAAGAAGGGCTCAACCTGGAACGTGCATCGAACATGCTGATCGTTGATCCTAACTGGGTTGCCGCCTACAACACGCAGGCTGAGGATCGGATCTATCGAATGACGCAGAAGAACGCATGCTCCTACATCTATCTTGTTGTGGACCATCCGCTCGACAGAAGAATGTTTGAGCTGTGCCACGACAAGGACGAGTTGTTTGCGAGTGCGATTCAGGACAAGGACTTTGTTTGATCAAGGAGCGGCAATGTCAGCAGCAAGCGGAGAATATGTCGAAGCATTGTGCATCGACTTCACGAGACTTATCAATCACAGGGTCAAGAACAAGGGGGTGGCATTCGTGCTTGTCATGACGAATGGCGCAACACCCGATGGCATGGAGTTGCCAGAAGAGCCAGAGGTCTGCTACCAATCCTTTGGTAGTAACATGAACAAGGCGAACACACTGGAGGTGCTGCGAGATATGGCTGATCTAATGGAGAACGAGGAGCCCGTGTAATGAGCCGTGATCGTATTTATCCATGCAGTCCTGGATCATGCAGGAGATGTGGTCTGAATGGCATTCTTGAGCTGGGTCTGTGTATTCAGTGCTTCGCTGCATGGGACACTCTGAATCGTTGCTTCGACTGCACGACTGGACGATCCACTACCAAACAGGGGAAGGCGAATGATAGTAAGAAAGAAGTTTGACAATTTCTTCATCGTCGAGTCAGGCGTGGCCAGGGATCTTGGCAATCAGTTGCCAGCGAGGCCATCCGCCGGGCCGCCACCGATCGGGGCATCCGGAGGGGGCCACCAGCTTCCCGCAATGGGTCACGGACAAACTCGGGCCGCGCTGGTGGCGCTGGCTCGCGGGGTGCAATCATGATCGGGGGGTACCGCTGCCCGGATTGTGGTTTCGAGCCACCGGACGGTCCGCTGGGGGATTGCTACTGCCCCCCGCCCCTGGACTGGCGCGGTCACATGCGGGGCCGGGCCCTGCGAGTGGGGCGGGAATTGTGGGCGCTGCGTGGGAGTGGGAGCGGATGGGATCGCATCCCGGCCAGCGCGATCAGCTACGGCCTGATCGTGGAGTTTGATTCTCTCAGCCCCGACCCCATGGTTCGCGCCATCTGCGAAGAATTCGCGATCGCTGCCGCAGACACGCGGGGTTCCTGGTGAGCCCGGCGCGGGGTGCAGGTGGCGCTGAGGTGCAGGTGCGCGCGGCGGCGGGAGCCGTCGCGGGGCTAGCTGTTGCGACTAGAGAACCTCAGCTTGAATCCACGAGATTCGATCTCGGCCTGAACCACACTTCGAAGATCCGCTGGGCCAAGGGTCCAGTTGACCTTCGTGTTGCGAAAGAAGTCACTTGCAAGATCAAACGCTTGCTCTAGGCTGGTGAAGATTCCGCCGATGTGCAGCCCGCTCCAGTGACTAATCGTCCATGTCACGGGATCGGTCACTGAGCGATGAACAACAAGGCCCCTGATGCCCAGGTGGTAGGCTGGTAGCTCGGCTATCGGCCTGCCACTTGGGTCCCTCATGATCCACTGGAAGGATCGAGGAAGTAGCTCCTCGTTCTGTTTCATTTGGGATAGGATCTGGCCAGCCCTTCATCGAGCATGATCTGGTTGACAGATCTTTCTTCTGATTTGTCTGCCGGCCATATCTCACCAAGCCATCTGCCGCCGTACTTGCCTGGTTTGTAACTCCTCACCATCACCTCTGAGCCAACTGGCGACAGCGCGATTGCCCTCTCAGTCGCCTGCTTTGCTAGCTCTCTGGTGCCCCACCTGAGTTTGCTCCTGGTCTCAGGAGTATCAATCCCCAGCAGCCGGATGTGACGCAGGCTTCTGTCCTTGAAGCCACGATCTATCAAGACGACCACAGTGTCTCCGTCCAGCCACCTGACCACCTCGGCTGTCCATAGCCAATCGTGCTGGGGCCTCTTCCCTGAAATATCCGTCATCGGTTGTCTCCGTCACCAGAGAGAGTCCCTCTCAGATTCCTGCTTGCCAGTTTCTTGATGTTCCTCTCTGCGATCTCCGTCATGGGGCAATCGATCTCGTAAGCCATGGCTGCCACATACCAGAGAACATCTCCTAGCTCCTTGATGAGTTGGTCTCTCTGTTGCTTGTCAAGATATCCAGCATGATCCCTCATGCACTTCTTGACCTTCTCGGCAACTTCTCCTGCTTCGCCGCACAGACCCAGTGCGGGATAGCTCATGTTTGACCCTCTGTCGGGATAGAACGCTGTTTGCAGGGCGACGTTCTCGTATTCGTCGATCGTCATGCGTCTCTCCTCCTCAAGATTCCCATGCCGTGATTGTTTTCGTGATGCGCCCACAGATAGAACTGCAGGTTCTCTGCGAGGAATTCCTCGATTGCTTGCCACACCCCCGGAAACGATTTCGTGTCATGGAGCGCGATAAATCCCCTTGGCATTACCATGCCTGCATATTTCTTGAGTTCTTTTGCTGTGTGTTCGTAGGAGTGATCTGAGTCTATTAGAAGGACATCAATTGGCGTTGTGATCTTGATGTCGAGATCATTGGCCTTTGTGAATCTCCACCTGCCCTCCAACCTGTTCTTCTTCACTCGCTCATGCGCTACTTCACAGGGCATGAGATCGACTGACGAGAGAATCCCGCCTACCTTTCTGCACGCTTCGAGAAAAGCTAGCGTGCTGTTCCCCAGATGTACCCCTAGCTCCCATACGTTTCTGGCGTTGACCCTCAGCACCAGATCGTGCAGGGTGTCCATGTGTTCGTGGATGTCCGAGTCGGCGGTTCCGTCCCTGAACTTCCCACAGATAGGACCAGGACTTCTGGGCGGGGGGGAAGCATGTACCGTTGTTCCGCTAGGCATGACTTTGAGCGGGATGAATCTCCGCTGATCTCGCCATTCGTGTAGGAATATGCTTTCAGCGATCCTGTAGTTCGTCATGTCCGGGTTGTCATCGAGCAGTTTGTGACCGCGATTCTCAAGCCACGCAACTGAAGAAGTCCTGTACTTCTCAGAGGCGCATGCAGTTTGACCGCCCAAGTGATCACACTGAACACCGATATATCCCACCTGCCATTCTCGCCACAACATCTCGCATGACAGCAGGCGATCATAAAAGTGGTGAATTGGAAAGTCGTCTCTGAAGGGGATCTCAAGCAGGGCGGATCGGCGCATGGCCATCACGCATCCGTCAACCTGTGCAACGATGCATTCACCATTGGATCTCGCACCATGGACCTCGGCGGGGGCTGAGTGCTCTTCCTTGCCAGAGAAGTTTGATCGTGTTCCCAGGCCGCGACCACCGTTGGTGTTGATCTCATCCGATCCAACGAATCCTATTAGTCCTAGCTTGGGGTTGTCTCGAAACATCTCGATGACTCGCATATCCCAGCCGTATTCATGGATCATCAAGTCAGAGTGAATGAACATCACGATGTCGGCGTGACTGTTGTTGGCGACATCGAAGAACACGGGGTACACACCCCTGTTCTCTCCGTCGCCCAGGGAATCTGCAATCCCGACTCCATTGTCATAGATCATGACCGACGTTGAGCGACTGGCTGCAAGATCACGAGCACGCTTGACGCAGTGTTGTGTCATGACTGTATTGTCTGATGCTGGAACTATTAACTCTAGCCGCATGATACGTCCCCATTGAATGGTAGCTCGTACACTTCTCGTCCCTGCGAATCACTGCCCCATTTTGCGACGTAACGCGCCTTGTTTCTCTCGAAAGACTCGTTCGCCGTTGCCCGTCTTTCACTGTCAGATCTGACAGAGCAGGATCCTCGCAATTTATTCCCGTGCTGGTCAGTTAGCTCTTGGTGGTAGTACCATGCCGACTCGGCCAGGACCTCTGACATCCCTGCGCAGTGGATGAACCTCCTGTAGAAGTCACCGTCCTCGAAATAGGCCGGGACAAAGTTTTCATCGAACATCCCTGGCTTGTGGCCGATGTATCGACGTAGATCTTGCTGTTCATATTGGACTAGCTTCTTGTGCCCAGCAGGCTCGATTGCGAACAGGCAAAAACCACCTTCGATGGGGTTCCCGTCCGAGTTGATCGCCGGTTCTGGCTTTGCATTGATCGCTGGCGGGGTTGAAGACTGCCTGGCAGTTATGATTGATCCTGGGTTCTGGTGGCACGCGACAATGATCTCGTCCAGGCATTTGGGCCAAAAGAGTATGTCGTCATTGGCGAAGAGGGCTGGCCGGTTACACTGCTTGATTCCGATGTTGATTCCTTGGTTCCACTTGCTGGCTAGGCAATCTGATCGGGAAGCATTGACGATCAATCGATAGCGGTGCCTTGTCCTTATCGAATTGAGGCAGTCGAACACGAGGTTCTTCGCGACAATTGTAGGGATGACGAGCGTAAAATCAGGTTGATGGATCATGCCTTCAGATCATTGCTCCAGACGGTAATGTCAACCGCTCCAGCAATGCTACCGAGAACCTGGATTGCCTTGTCGGAGACAGTCGATCTGAGCCAGTCGGGAAATCTCATCTCGACAGGGGAGCCTGGTGTCATGCCCATCTTCAGCAGCGTCACCGGCGATGCACCGTTGGTCCTGAGCGTAACATCCATGGCCGCACCGACAGAAATCACAATCTGTCTGATTGCGATCTTCTGCCCAACATCCGGCAGGGGTGTAAGATCCACGCCAGAGCTTGTGTCGAGAGAAGAGAACTGCGTCTGCTTGAGTGGCACTTGAAATCTCCGTCAGTGGTAGATTGAAATCGGGTTTGCTAGTTTGGCCCTAATCTGACCATCGATCAGTGCGATCCACTGCTCTGCTATCAGTGACCAGTCTAGGTTGGTTGCCCAGCGAAACGCTTTGTCGATCCGATCAAGCTCATCTGGATATCCCTCGTCGCTCATCCGCACAAGATTCTTGACGCCCGAATGGACGCACGGCATTCGACGGATGACATCATTGTCGCACGCAAAGATCCGTATGAAGTTAGGGTCTTCTGGGCACTCAATCATGAGGGCGCGGCTTGATGCACCGCCGATGTGTGACAGTGCGGCATGGTCGCCCAAGATGACAGGCAGCTTGCAAGCCATTGCCTCTGTGGCCGGCAGTCCCCACCCTTCTGCAGATGGCAGGATTAAGCAGTCAGCCGAGCTGTAGAGTTCGTTCATCTCGAACGTCTCCATGAATCTCGACTCCAAAGTCGTGCCCCAGTGGCGACCTCGTTCAAGCCCAAGCTGCCGAGTCATCTGATGCATGTTCCAGCCGCAGTTGGGAGACTGCAACGTGGTGTGCATGACCAGAAATGAATTCGGCCTGTGCTTGAGCAGCTCGCGCCAAGTGATCATCAGCCAGTCGATAATCTTCCTGCGCTGATTCGTCCCCACATAAAGCGTGACAAACGTGTCTGGTGCCAGGTCGTACTTTTCGGTGAGCCGAGCCCTGGCCGCATGCCGCTGCTGAACATCGAGCGGATAGAAATCTTGAGTTGCAACACCGTGAGGGATCACATGTGGCTCGAAATCTCCATGGGTTGCCTTCAGGCATGCTTGCTGACCCCAAGGGGTGTAGGTGACAGCGCAATCAACCTCGGATAGTGGTTCAACCCATTCTGTGAGGGGCGCTGCATCGATCGGGAAGTATACGATCAGCGGGATGTTCTGGTTTTGGCACTCGGCATGGACCGCCTCGATGAAGGGCCTTCCTCCTGCCTCAGCCATCTCTCGCGACAGAACGAAGCTGTCCTGCAGCATGAACACTGCAGAGAACCTTCTGGGATTCTTTCTCAGGAACAGGAGGAAGGCCAGTCGCCCCAGGATGTCGCCCCCCGAAAGCCTGTTGAATGCAGGGATGATCTTGAATGGGAAGTCGTGTGGCTCGCCGTTTTCGTTGATGCCCCACACCACGAAGTCGAAGGCGTGTGACATATTTGTCAGCAGGCCCCTGCTGACGTTTCCGAATCCGGTTGGACCGGTCGGAGAATCCCCGAACCATAGGATGGAATGCTTCATGCGTAGACCCTCCTCGTCTCGCGGGGATTAGTTCTTTGAGGGAGCAACAACCTCTTCTTGGCGACCTTTCATTTTTGGCTTCTCGTCAGCGTTCTGCTGTTGTTGCTCCTGTTGTTGCTCCTGTTGGGGTTCCTGCTTGAGCCCGTGAAGCTTCTCGTGCTGGATCCGTCTGCGCTCTGCAGCGGCGGCGTGCTGGTCTTGGATCGACTGCATCACGTTGGCTACTACCGGATGTTCCAGCATTTTCTTTCCGAACCTGCACTCCATGCAGACATACACGTATTTCCGCAAGCGACCCATTGCAAAGTCAACCCGCGTCATGGGCGTCTCTACGTGAGTGCGATCGCAGGAATAGCATCTCAGTCGGAGATGCCGAGGATCCCTGCGACCTCTAGCCTGCGCCTTCTCTTTCCGCCCTTTCGTCTTCGATCCTCTGCTCTCCATCTTATTCTCCCGCTGTACCAGCCCTATAGATTAAGTGGTCGAGCATCCCGCTGGCCTTGGATGCTGCCTTCCGAATTGATTCTTCTCGATCGAGAATGAGGTCGATTAGCTTACTAAGGAAACATGACGTAATGCATCTGAGGATTACCTGTATTGGAGCCCTCACGAGTGGACGGAATATCTCCTTGTCCTTGTCCGTCAGGTGATGCTGGACCACATACGTCACGCCGATAGTTTTGGACCCATCACAATCACCGAGCCACATTCGCTTTATCGTGTAGCCGTCCCTCGGATCCAGGTCTGCTTCCAGAATAACTTGATCGCAGATCGAGCATGCAAGTAGCGCTCGAATCTCGCCGATCGATTCGATTATGTGGTCAATCTGTTCTGGGACTGCTTCAGCCGGTGATTGATTCATGACCGATACTCTACCATCGGAGTCATCTTTATGGAAACGGCTTCTGCCCACCGAATGATAGCAAATTCTTTTCCTACATTTCCATGTTCCAGGAAATTCTCCTCCAGCCAGTCCCTTGCGTGCTTGTGTGATCTGAGGTGCGGTGAGATTACGTTCAGGCTCTTGACCTCACCGTCAGAGATCTCTGCCGTTGCGACCATGAAGAAGCCGCGCCACGCCCGCTTATGAGGCGGATTCTTGGCGGGGTTCTTCTGCGCTTGCTTGCCTCGTTTCTTCATGACTCATGCCCTCCTCGGCTATCGTCTTGAGTTCAGCCATGGCGTCGAGTGCCCGAGCATGGCTTCTCGCTTTCCGATTTAGTTCTTCGATAAATCTCTAGTCTGTATTCGGGGTGTCCGTCTCTGCAGTATCGTTCCCATTCGGTCCTGACTAGGCGCTCTGCCAAATCGCTAGACAAGCCACGATTTTCGTATGACTGCAGCACGCATTTGAATGGTTCGTCCCAGTCGCCTGCCAGTCGTGGCAGCATATTTTCCTGCAACGGCTCCTGCTCTGCGACAGCAGGCTGTTCTGGTGCGAAGTGCTCAAACAGATCTGTCACTGGATCAACCCCTTGAGTGGGAACTCCGAATCGATGGCGTCTGGCTTTGTCTCGACAAAACCCATCTTCGGCCAGAAGTGAATTCCTTCGCCCGATGGTGTTGTGACTAGGCGCTCTGCTCCGAGCATCAGCGCCATTGCGATTATCTGGTTGACGATCGAGGTCCCGATCCCCCTTCGCCGCTCGTGCGGTGCCACTCCGAGCCAGAGGATGTACATCGTTCGGTCTTCGGTGAGCTGGCAGGCGAAGCCAGTTCTCATTTCGATCGCGATTGGTCCCATTCCGAAGTAAATGGAGGCTTTGTCTGTTCTGTAATATTTGTAATCGCATGAATTCATTGTTTCAGGTCTGCTTGAAATCTGTTGAGAATATTGCCCGTGTTGCCTTTCTGGTGTCTCTTGATGTCCTGGCACTACTTTGGTATCTGGACGCAGCAGCGGCGAAGTGAGGCGGGCTACTGTTGATTCTGGCTGCATGTCTGTGCTGGTCATTGCCACTGCTCTGATGTCCACTCCTGTTCCTGCCGTTCGATCCTTACATGTACCTGAATAAGGGTCACTTTGTAAGTGACCCGCCTTATCTGACCCTGGGATATCTAGAATAATTGTCTAGTAATGCACTGCGTCAGAGAAAACTGCCGGTTATTGCTGGTGCAAAGCATAACAAGAAATCCACAAACTACTTACATCTTGATTACAATCTATAAATCTGGCCCTTACTATCCAGACTTTTGACCCCTTATATCCAGACCCTGGATAGTGGAAGTGCATAATTTTGATAGTAGAGGCGCCGTTCTGTTTGCTATCCAGAGAATCCAAACTATCCAGGTTAACCATCTTAAAGCGTGCGCGACAAAAAGAAGAGATGATGAATTCATTTTCTGTGAGGCGTTTTCGTTTGACACAGATACTAGTTAAAGAGTATCCCTGGATAGTTTGGATTCTCTGGATTCCGGGTCGCAACCTGCCGCCCGTGCAGCACTTGCATTTTGACTTTGCGAGGCAAACCTTGGATTCTTCCTGGATATCCATGGATAGTCGATGAGACAAGATGGGCTTCTCCCATGTCGAGCCATGCGATCTTGAGAAGATGTCAGATTTTGTCATACCAGTGCTCTTGTGCTTCTTGACGAATAAGGGTGATGTTACCCGACAGCCTGACTCCGAGCCACGACCAGACTTGTTTGGAGTCAGCCGCTACGAACCTGCGGGTAGTCGTTAGGTTGTTGGGTCGCTGTTGAACACGCTTGCTGAATCGTATCGAACTGACAGCCGGTCTGTTGTTAGGGCGACACCAATCTGTATAAGCCTTGTACAACTCGCGTTTGGGAGTGAAGCCTTCTGCTTCACGGATGCAGCATTCGTGAATAAACTCAGTCACGGAATCGCATTCCCTCATGTAGGCACCGATCATCGCCTCGATGTCCGGGCTCTGCGAGAAGCATCGATTCTGAAGCAGCCTGACGGCCCCCTGGAGCGCCCCATTGAGCCATGCGCTCTTGCACTGCTCGGTGTTGAGCTTTGCAGCCAGGGACGGATCAGCGTTCTTCCCTAGCTCAAAGATGTTAGGACAGTGAACGATCAGAAGGCGATCAAAGAATGCCTCGTTGTAGTCCGAGATAGACGGCAGCTCATTGGCGCTGAAGATCATTCGAGCGCGATTCTGGAAATAGAACGGGTCCTGATACTTCCGCTCTCCACGTACTGTATCACCGCCGGTCAACTGCTTGATCACATCTGTCCTGCGGACCAAGCTGGCATCAAGATCGCTGACGATATTGGCGACCTTCCCGAATAGCTCGGCCACAGAATATTTGTCCTCGGCGAGTGACTGCAGGGATTCGTGTGAGCAGTTCTCCTCGCCGAGACACTTTTCCAGGAAGGACAGCCACGTTGACTTTCCGTTATTCCGCCGCCCCGTCAGGATGATCAATTTCTTCATCTCGACAGATTGAGGCAGGAGGCAATAGCCCGCGAACTCCCAGATGACAGGAATGCATGACGACTCGAAGACATCGTTCACGAACTTGTCGAGAGAGTCGCTCTTCGCATCGGGGTCATATTTGATTGGGTGCTGCACCAAGAATCGATACTTCTTGTTGTGCTTGTATAGCTTCGACGTCTTGATGTCATAAACGCCGTTTTTGAGGCAGAGGAGCCCGTGATTGACAGGGAGAGATTTTGCGTCAATAAAGAACTGCTGCTTCATCCAAGTGATGACTTGCCGACAGTGATACATGTCCCATGACTCGCCAAGCGCCTCGACGATCAGCTTCTCTACGCGACCTGCGTCATCCTGATAGTATCCATCCTTGTAGACCTTTAGTTTGCCCGCAACGAACAGGTAGTCTCCCGATTGGGCAATCCATCTGCCCAGTTTCGATGGAACGAACCGCTGCGCCCCGCTATCGGTCGCTTCAAAGAATGCACCGATCGGATCACTGGCGAGGTCTGCCTGAACTGACTTCTTCTTGATCCGCTTGCGAGCGACAGAAATTGCCGCGTTGAGATCCTTGAGGTTGATCTTCTTTGGGAGAAGCTGCTTGATCTGTGACCGGAGAACTGCAAGCTCGGGGATCTCGATAGATGCCAGCGCGTCCATCGCCTCTGTCGAGAAGCAAAGCTCCATTGCTAGAAGCCAGTCTCCCTTCTCGATCATTTCTGTCATCAGCAAGGGGATGTCGGATGCGGAGTTCACCTTGGGCAGCGGAGGCTTTGAGGCGAATGCAGCAAGCTCTGTCAGATCTGTCACAGAGTTGTCTGGTGATTTCAGCCAATCGGACACGTCACCTTTCGGCGGAAGAGACGGGAGAGAGAGGATCTTGGAGTTGCCGCCCGCCTTGCAGATTATCCTAGACACCCTAAGGGCGAACTCCTTGCCCACATCATCATTGTCTGGGATGACAATAACTTCCTTGGCCTTCACAAGGACGTTGGTGTATTTGCTAATCCATTTCTCGCCCGGCTTGCCGCCAGTTGCGCCGCCAGGGTTGCATGTTGCGATCAGGCCGGCAGACGCCAGCCGATCAGCATCCTTTTCGCCTTCAACCAGGAAGACGGTCTGCTGGTCTGCTATGCCATGAAGAATGTCGGGGAGCCGATAGAGATGCTTTTCGCATTCAGGAAACTCCTTGGCGGCAGGATTGTCCTTGGCTTCTTTTGGGGAAATCCGAACCCAGTTGCCACTCTTGTTTTTCTGGTAGAAGCCGGCTGCCAATCCCCAGATAATGTCGCCGTATTCATCTTTCCTGCGCTGAAAGAATTTCTTGTCTACGGTCCTGCAGACCTGGAACAGAAGCTTTCCGTCTTGGTCTACATAATCATAGGTTGCAAGAAATCCGCCTGACCCCTGCTTGGGTAGCTTCAGGCCAAGTGCGCTAAGAATCTGGGTGAACGAACAGCCAGTGAAGCAGTGAAGAAGAACCCTGCCGTCACTGCCCTCCTTGATTGATAGCGACGGCTTATCATCGTCGTGAAACGGGCAGAGGGCCTTCCAGCCCTCTCCCGATTTCACGACGCCCTTGAGAAGTGGTAGTACGTGGTCGGGCGTCAGCATTCGACCTCCAGCTAGGTGTTGTCCGAGGTCGGGGTCAGCCTACGCTTGCCTGTCCATCTCCTCCCTGAGATTAATGAGTGTCGCCTTCAGCGAATCGATTGATGCTTCCGCCCAGAACAGGTCGTCCGTGAGATGCTTCGCCGATTGGAGAACATCGTCACCGATCTGGCTCTCTGCGATTTGCCTCAGGGCATCGTCGCCAATTCCGACCATCGCCTGCATTTCATTGATCGAGTCAAGCAGTCCCTGGCGCTCGGATTCATCGTCGATGGTTGCGGATGGCTGCTGCTTCTTTGGGGCCACCTCTGCAGCCTGAATGGCGATCCTGGCGGCCTTCTTCTCGGGCTCCGTCCTCTTGTCTGAATCGATGACATACCGCTTGAGCCACTCCCTGTCGATCCTGGCGACTTCGAGCCAGGTTTTGTCGGCATGTTTTCCGAATCCGACTGGCGAATCGACGGAAACTGTTTTTGGCTTATCGATCTTGACGATCTCAGCGGGCCGATCGCTATCATCAGGAATAGCAAAATCGTCAGCAAGAATCGCTGACCTGTCAATGACTTCGATAGCTGCATCATCAACAACCTCTGACGACAACGCAATTGAGAGGCCGGTAGACTTGGGCAGTTTGCGGTTGCACATCCGGCGCACGACCGTCTTGATTGCCATGGCCTCGTAATCTGTTTTCCATGGGCCATCGTCACGCGCCCTCGAACGCTTCCTGATGGAATTCACCTCTCCGAGATCCATGATATCGAAGATGATTGGTCCATCCTTCATGTGGGCAAGTGCATACACCCCGACGAAGCCTCCACGGTCTTCGTGCTTGGTCTGGCCCATGGGGAGCCAGCGGGTGTGTTCCAGGACCGGATCGGTTCCTGCCCTGTGCATGAAGTGATCGTGAGAGTAGATTGCACCAAAGTCCATCCCGGATACAAGGTCGTGCCTAAGCGCAAGCTCAATCAGCCCCTTGTATCCAATGATGTGCTGGCAGATCATGCCGCGCCGCTTATCCCTGAACGGAACAAGATGGAATTGACCCAGCCCATTCCCGACCTCCAGGCCAAGCTGATTGGCTAGGCTGACCGACTTGACAATCGAATAGGGGTCGCATTCCAGGAGCTTGGGGTTCTTCTTCACTTCAGAGAGCGCAATGCGTGCGGCGCGCACTACATCCCATCCTGTTGGCGCAATTGCAGCCATGGCCTGCTGACTGCTCTCCAGAACCCCTCTCAGCGTTGTGACTCGCTTCTGGTACGGCGTGACCGCTGTCTGTGCTGGCGCTGCTGTACTCATTCGTGATCCTTCCTTTCCTTGATGAATCGACAGATAAACGACCTCTTTCCAGATGGTCGCTCCTTCCAATAGATTGTTCCATGCTGGGACTCAACACCGGTCCTGCAGCCGATGAAGGCACAGATTGCGTTCTTGCACTCATCGATCATCTTCTGGGCAGAATCCCCTATTGACTTGAAGAAGACAAGCTTCCCGATGATCTTCTCGATCTCTGGCGTGGCGACAATCATGTCGCTTGCATCTTCACTGTAATGCTTCGACAGGATGTCCCTGTCTGATGGATCGGATGATTCTTCGGGGGGGATCCCCGTTACGATATGATTGCTCCAAAAAACTCTTGCGGTCTCGATCAATTCTGACTCGATCTGCTCATTTCTTGCAATCTCATAGCACCGAAAATCCCTCCCACCAATCAGCACCGCAAGATCTGCAGACAAAGGGAGAGACGCGCCGTCATTAAACCAGGGGAACGCAAGATACCATCTGACCTGCAAGACGTAATGTTCGGGGATTCCGTCAGGACCATCGAGTTCATGGCCCCAGTTCTTTGACTGGAACTGACCAGCGGTCTTGACCTCAAGCACCTTCCTGTCTTGCGGCACCAGCCTATCTGGAGAACCAAACATGAAATCATTCTTCGGGTGCCTGAACGCTGTTGAGCCGCCTGTCACATCTTTTAGGTCAATGAGCTTCGCTCCAGACCTGAAAGCATATTCCTCGGCTATGACGGGCTCAAGCTGAAGGCCCCAGTACATGGGGTCGTTCATCTCGATGTCGTCCATGAGTCCACGTTTTCTGGCCCATACTTCCATGGGCGTAACGTAAGGATGGACGCCGAGAATGGCGGCGAGATCGGTCCCTCCGAGACCCGTGCTCCGATCAGTCACGGGTTCCATGTTAGCGAAAGCTCCCATTGCATTCTTGCTTGTCTTGCGTGGTCGCATCAAGACCAGGCAAGGCTTAGGTATGATACATGCAAGAAAAACAAAGTCAAGTAAAAGACGGACGGCCCGCAGAGCTGGAGTCTGCGGGCCGTCTAGCCTGATGCAAGGGAGGTGCTAGGGAAGCTAGCGGTTGGGCTGCTTGATCTTCACGTCTGCTTCTACCATGACATCACAGAAACATCAACCTACAATTCCACCTGTCTGCGACTGGATCATCTTTTGCATGGCAACCTTGAGGGCTGTTCCCGCAAAGCTCAGGGCTGTTGAGAGCCACATCTTTGTCGATACGGCGCTTGCTGCATCGTGCATGAGGTCTTCGAATTCCTGAGCTGAGATCTCCCTGTCTGTTCCGGCAGGGATCTCAATCTCAATGCTCATCACCTTCTTGGCCTGCTGCTCCTTGAGGCTCGCCCATGTTTCGTCGTCATTGCCTAGTTTGGCGATCTCTTCGTCGGTCAAGCCTTCTGCCTTGAGGATCGCTCTCAACTGGTCTTCGGTCTTACTTGTTGGCATCGATCTTCTCCGTTGTCCGCTCTAGCCTGCTGACTTTTGCTTCAAGATCTTTGATCAACTTGTTCTTTTCGGCCTTTATCCACTTCTGAGACGACTCCTCGAAGAACCGCTTGATAGATTCCGCATCGCTCTTCGTCAGCCCGGTTGACATCCAGTCATCAAACATCTCTAGGATCTTGAGCGCCCTGTCGAGATGGACATCTGCGCGCATGAGCGCTTCGTCAACGTCCCTTGCTGATTGATCTATCTCGTAAAGCTTGGTGATCAAGATGGCTGTCTGTGCGCGCACATACAAGGGCGTGAACTTCTTCGGTGATGCAGCGGCGAAACGCGCCAACGCCCACCAATGATCAGCCTTGATGCGTGCCGATTCAGACTTGGCCCACGCCCTTGTTGTCGAGCGGGCAATGCCCACCATCTTCCGCTGGAACTGCCTCATCTCCGAGGACGCGACCGGTCGGAGGACCTGGATCTCTGGCGGGGCCTGGAAGATTCCACAGCCAGTCAGCGAGACGGACGAGATCAGGATTAGCAAAAATTGTTTCATTCATCTGGCTCCAGTTTCACCCCCATGCACATGGCCAAGTCACGCAAGGCCGGTCTCTTTCTCTTGCCTCACTTCTTGACTGAGGCACCACGCCACTTGCACGAAAGAATCTGAGAGGAGTCAGCCCGGAGATCCTCGACCTCGAAGCAGCAGATGCCGCGATTATTGAAGCGGCAGTACGCCGACCCATCCCAGCATGATCGCAGGGATTTCTTCTCGACACTGGAGATAAAGGACCGAAGCTCTGCGAGCACGGCTATCTCATGGGGCGAGAGCGGCCTCTGGCTGGAGGACGACTCGGAGATCTCGTGCGCCCTTAAGACCACCTGAATCATCGTGGCCAGATTGAAGTTTACGGCCCGGCCTTCGGCTTGCATAGGTCGCATGTGATTCCTGCATCCCCCAGGCATAGTTCTATGTGTGCGATGTGGCAGAAAAGTGTATCGAGGCTCTCCATGATACAGTTGATCCGATCAGAGATCATCAGGATTCTCTCGTTTGTGCTTTTCTCTGCCAGCTCATCACACTCAATGAAAACACAATCGGTGAAGCAGTCGCGCTTCTTCTTCGTGCCTGCGGGATCGGCAATGCCATCACACTTCTCGCGAGCCCCCTCATCCACAACGGGCAGGAGAGGTAGGCAGCGCTGTGGCTGAATGGTGACCACTGGACCGAAGGCTCTCAGGTCTGGAGACATTCTTACGTCGCCGACAAGAAGCTCGGGCCTCAACTCGATCGTCTTGTCAAAAGTTGTCTCGTCTTTGACGGGTCGGCGGGGCGTCTCGACAGTCGGGATCGACTTTGTATCGATGTCTAGTGGCCACTTGTTCCTTGTGAAGAGCAGCGGGCCGCTGAGCCTGTCGTCGGCATAGAAATGCACACCTATGCGGAGTTCCATCCTGCCGAATAGTAGCTTCGGCCTGACGGATTCTTCACCGGATGGATCGGGTGATTCCCCAAACCTGTCGCCAAAGCTCTTGATGGCCAACGGGGTGCCGTCGCCTTTAGTGGCGGCAGGATCGATGATCTCGCCCTCGCTGACCGAGATGTGAAACGCATCGCTTAGCTTTCCAACAGATCCCAGGTAGGACATGTTGGTTTCTTCTGGCAACGCCGGCGAGGGACGAAGCTCTGTCTCTTTGACAAACGGAACTGGCCGTCCTGACATGCGAGGATCATGAGATACCATCGTCACATACCCATGATCCAGCGACAGACACAGGCGGAAGACTCGCTCAAGTTCGGACTCGGCCAGGGAAAGGTCCAGGTCCGGCACCTGGTTGGAGTCGGTCGTAATTTTGATCGACGTGTCCCTGAGCTGGAACAAGTCATGAGCCCGACCATAGTTAGACATGATCGAATTCATGAACTCTGTTTCGTAGAGACCCATAGCTAAGCTATCACGACGGGAGGCGGAACCGGCACTTCTAGCTCCTCTGGTGTCTTGTCGGAGAAGGACAGCGCAAGCAATGCGACTGCAGTCGGGTCCGGCTGGGGCTGCCAGTCAAACCAATCGATCTGAATGAAGGTACGATGCAACCCGTCAGCACTGTCCTCCATTCTGAGTTCTGTGATCTCATCCATGAGATCAGCCAGCGTGTTCAGGTCAACCATTATACGCCTCCAGACTTGAAGGATTCAGACTCGACCGAGAACTGGGTGGTCATCGCAACGAAGTCGAATGTGACAGATACGACAGTGCCACGGAATCCCAGGAGCGCATTAGGCAGGCGACCTTCAACACCAGTAATTCTGTCGCCCGGCTGATACACCGTGGTGATGACCGGGATCGTAAAGCTGCCCCTGACGGCTGGCTTTGCGTTGTCAGCCAACAGGGCGGTCATCTTCTCTGCCATCGCAGGGGATTCGTCAACTGGTTCCTCGATCACATCGTCGATGCTGAACGCCTTCGCTGTTCCCTCTCCCTTTCCTGGAGGGTGAACTGTTTTCGAATATGCGGTCTCTCTCGCATCGAGTGCCTTCTTGCCTCCTGGAACCTTTCCTGAAACCAGCTTCTTCCTGAACTTGAAACGGTTGCCATCGAAGAATCTTCTGGGGAACGGCAAGGCTGCGCCTGGCAACTTCACTAGCTTGGCTTGGTCGTGCTGGATTGCAGCGATGATTACGGGAGGAAAAGCGGTCATCGTTGGCGGCTTGCCTTTTGAATCGCCCGGAGTAAAAGAGAACACTCGCCAGTGAAGCTGACCCCCATCAATCGAAAGACCTCCGATCTTCTTGAGAATCCTGACCTTCCCGCCCTTCACGGAGAACGGAAACTTTCCGGTCTCCGACAGCCCAACAAATATTCCGCTACGCTGCTGCAGTGGCACGTTCTTCTTTGCAATCTGATCAGCCGCATCCCTTCCTCGAACCCCCGGAGCGAACTTTGCGAACCCAGGCATTGGCTTGAGTGGTTCACCCGATGCGTCAAGATCGAGGAGTCTGGCCATGAATGGCCGCTCCTTGATCATGTAGCTGCGTCCATCAATTTTGCTGAGCCCCAGCAATGCATAAGGATATGGTCCCCTCGGATTTCCGCTAAGATCTTTCAGTTTGCCCGCTTCGTCGGTCACCCACAGGCGACCGAATGTCCTGGCAAACTCATCGTGCTGATCATCCGGGACAAGCATGCTCAGAATTTTGCCTTCTGCATTGAAGAATTTGAGAAACTTCTTGTCTACCTTTGGGAACAACTTCGTCGTTCCATCCGCCCTCCTGAGCGACGGAAACTTTCCGGCCAGGTCCAGGATTTCTTTCTGGAATGCATCGGCCCAGCCCTTACGCAACGGGAAGAAGGATTGGATTATGCAACGCTCTGTCGCCCCCACGAATGACTTGTAGGTGTTGAGAAAATCGAAATTCACGTCGGCAGCCGTGATGTTCCAGGGGTCGATGAGGATTGACTTCAGGGTCACTGCCACTCCAGGCGACAGTCCGTCTGGCACAGATGCAAACACCAGCTTCTTGAGTTTTCGCCCTTTACGATTGCGCCAGAACTCCAGGAGTTTTGTCTCGGGGTTGTACCAGTAGGAGACGCCAGCCTTGCGAGTGATTGTCGTCAGTGCAGCTAGACAGTTGTTGCCGTTGACATTCATGTCACCCATGCGAATGTCTGCGAGATCTGTCAGGTCTCCGAAATCGATGTCCTTGCCAGCAATCGCGGACGCGATCCCCATCGGGTGCTTGGAGACGAACTTCTTGATATACGACACCCCATCCTTGGCTGTCCATGGATCCTTGGTATTTCCGCCGAATAGCAGAGAACCCTTACCTTTCTGGTTCCCTGTATCTTTATTCGTCTTCCCCTTCTGCCCGTCGCGAGGATTGAAGTGCGTGGGAAGCCCAGTAAAGAAGTCCTCGACTTCCGAATCCTTCCCGGTTGCCGTCACCCCCGTCCCGATTTGACCGAAGATCACCTCCTTGAATAAGTGGTACTTCAGGTCTACGGCGATTGCCTCAACGAACTCCGTACTGGGCTGAGACATCCGATGCGAGATGGATTTGATGACGCCTCGAAAGATGGTGAACTTCTTTTCAGCGCCGCCGACTGTTATTACAACTTCGTCGTCTTCTTCTGCGTGGACGGATGATCCGAATCGCCCGACATCCCAGCGGAGCACGGCTTTCGAGAACTGGGAATTCCTGTTCCACTCGACCTTGATTACCCGCGCCGCAGAAACGCTGGTTGATGTCTCACCCTTTGAGATGCGGACTTCTGGGAGATCGAACGGAATCCTGCAGTCTGCCTTGTCGATCGGGACAACCGCTGCATCGCCCTTTATTGACCCACCGGGCATCAGAGCACCTCCGCAGTCAGGCCCGTAATGTCTGCTGGGGGTATTGTGTCAGTGGTCACGACAACCCTCGCACCAATTAGCTCCTCATTGGAATTGTCGTCCTCCACCCTTGCGACGACTGCAAATACGCCTTCTGCGAATGGGCCAATGTCTACGGTCAGATCAAAGACATCTCCCGAAGCAAGTGCGTGGGTTGGGATCGGGATTGCAATTGTTGGTGGAGCAGTGAAGTCGGGGCCTGACGGAAGCTCTGACATGTAGATGTTGATGAGCTTTCCGAGGCTTGCTTCCTGGTGCGCGTTATAGCTGACGTTGATCCTGATCGAACCACTGGCCAATGCTCCCGCAGACAGGAACGATACCTGGTTAGGCAATCCTGACAGAACTGTTAGCGTCGATCCTCCGAGGACGACCTCGACGCGCCTATCAAAATTGATCGTTTCAACGCCAGACTTCACGGACCTGACGATGAAGATCCATTGCCCTGCATTGATTGCTGACTGAGCGAATGTCTGCGAAGAGGGCACTTCGGCCCACGGAGTTGTCTGGTTGACGAATCCCGATCCATTATTGGCATAGACGCGATAAGAGTCAACTGATCCCGATGCGCCAGCCCAAGTGACCTTGCCAATGGTTGGTGTGATCAATTGGAATGCCACAGGACTATTTGGCAGCGAGATGGAGTCTGGAACAACTGCTGATGCCGTGACGATCGAGGTCAGTTCATTGCCAGCGCGATCAACCGGATTGACGCGAAATGACCAAGTGCCACCGATGAGACTCTCGGCCAGAAAAGATCGTTCACCGCCAAGCACCGACCCGAGCATCAGAAGCGGGCCTGATGGTGATCCGTAGACGTTGAACTTGGACACGTCCGAAGGATCCAGCGGATCATCCCAGGACAGAAAAACCCTGCCGCCGATCTTCTCGATCAGGAACTGCTGGAGTATCTCGTCTGGCTCGTCAGAGTTGAACGGCCCGCTGGTCAGAAGTTCGATGACCTGACGCGAATCCGTGAGGGCCTGCACGATGTTCTCTGAACGATCGAGTCCAGACACATCGACGCGCTGTCTGTTCAGGTAGAAATGGTGATTGGTGCCGAAGCCTGTCCGCTCTAGATCTCTCCAGAAAACCTTTACCTGCCCGAATGGGAGATCGAGGATGTCTTGGATTAAGTCCGGTCTGCCGTCACCGAGGAAGTTCCCGAGTGCTCTTCCTAGCTCAACCATTGCTAATACATGTAGAAGAGCCGGAAGGCGACAAGCGCGTCTGTCGTTGGATTGGTGTTTGTGTATTTGATCCTGAAGATCGTCCCCGCCTCAAGGACCGTACCACCGATCTTGTCTTCTCCGAATTTGTATACAACACCTGGCTGGGTCATGGCAGCAAATCAAACTCCACTTTACCTGTCCTGAATGTCCCGGACGGACTTGAGAGGGTCGCTGCTATCTCGACAGAAATTGTTTCTTGCGAGTCGTAAGCAAGCGCCGGGATAGCCTCGATGGATTCAAATGCCTCGACGCCGGACGGGATTATGCTGAGGCCACTGACGGCGGGGTCTGGCGTTCCGTCCTCCTTGAACACCGAGAGGGTCAGAGAGTCCAGACCAGTCCCGGACCTGAACACCTCGATGCGCACCTTGCTGAGTCCTGTATGCTTCGCCAGAGATTGCTTGAATGCTATCTTGGTTGTCCCTGGGACCAGGGATGTGGTTGAGAAGCCAGCAAATTGACGCCTTCCGCCAGCGGGTTCAACATCGTAACCGATCGACACATCAGATCCTGCAGCAAAGGACTCTACAGAATTTGGGTATCTTGGATGGATCCTGATCGATGTGCCCGAAAGCAGTGCGGTCGAATGTTCAATCTCGTTCAGTCGCTCAGCCAACTGGTCCAGGGCGCTTCCAGATTCCGATGGGATAGGTGCATCCCAGTCCGATGGGACTCCTGGTGCAAACTCGGTCCCAGACGCCGTGCCTACACCCGGCTGGACAGAGTCAATGAAGATCCTTTCATCGGTTATCGATGGTCCAACTGGATCATAGCTGAACAGGGGGATGTGCTTCGTGGTCGGGAATGAAGTCCCCGAGACGATCAATCCCGAGGGGCTGACATATACGACAAATGGATCCGGGCCAGCGGAGAACAATGCGCCGGGGAATGGGACCACGTTGCCTTGGACCTGAGATCTACCGTCCAGCAGCGTGATTTGTGTCCCCGAGAGCGTCGCCTCGCCCTTGCGCTGATCCCCCAGATTGCGCGACAGGGCTGTGATCTCGTCTTGGATCGCATTGATGTCGCGACCATTGATGAACTTCGCCTCGTCATGGTCGGGCGAGACTGCGTCCCGTTCCTCTTTCTTGACTGAGAAGATTGGGATTGAGTCAGGAAAATCAGCGGGCATCAGGTTGTGTCGTCTGAAAGTTGTTCCAGCTTGGCTTCGTACTCGACATCAAGGAACATCTTACCATCTCGGAGGACGGCGCGAACACCTTTCCAGTTCATCTTGATCAGCCGGACCTTCTTGAACGTGAAGCCTGCGAATTTCAGGGTCTTCACGCTGGTGTTGGCAGCCGCCTCAAAGTCCTTGATTTTCTTGATCGGGGCAGCACCCGGCGTTACTGACTCAAGGATCCCGTTGATCGTGAACGGGCGCTTGGACTTGCCCATGTGCTTGAGGAGCGTCCCGTCGAAGCCTGGCGGGTGGATCTCCTGCACTAGCCTGTTGAAAGACTCCCATGGCTCGACGTTGCCGTTGTCGAATTCCAACTCTCCGTAGATTGGGCAGTCGCTTGACATGGCTTACCTACCCTTTGTCCTTAACGCCTCTGAAGGATCGGCGACCACATCGATAACGAAATCGAGTGCAGCAGCTTCTTCCCCCAGCCTGATGGTATCAGAAGAAGCAGAACCAACGTGATTGATCTGGACCTGTGAGTTGTTGAGGAGGGCGGCGACTTTTTGCTGCCCCTTGATCGACTCGTCGATGTTTCCAAGGCTTCCCTCCAGTAAGCTGACCGCCTTCACGATCTTCTCAAGCAGCTTTGTGGCGTTGTCAGAAGGCTGGATTGGCTTGATGGCGAGTTCAAGTCCGGCCTTCACGAATGCCTCTGTTGCCTTTCTGTTGAGCGCTACGGCTTCGAACACAGACGCACCGCTTGGTATCTGTGCCTTCTTTAGTCTCTCGACTGCGCCTGTCAGCTTGTTTGTTTCATCGATAGTTTTCCGAATCGTGTCGGCTTGCTTCTTGAGCCTGTTTATCGCATCGTCGTTCCTGAAAGCCTTGCCCGCTCGCGATAGCAGTTCTATCAATTTCAGCGTTCGGTTCCGCAGGCCAACTAGGGCCTTCTTGAAACCGGGAAGGATCGCTCTCCTTCTTCGGCTTATCTGGATCCCCTGTGAAATATTAAAGGCTGCTCGCTTGAATCGTGTCTCCAGTTCATCAACCGATTCAATGGTCGCTCGTGTCTTGAGCAGCGGTGCGGGGCTGAACCTTTCGGATTGCCGGAATGAACTAGCAACGATGCCGGGAAGTAATTCGATTCTCTTCTTGAATTCTTCCGATCCCGCAAACGCCCTGTCAAATATGTCAGCAGGGAATTCTATGCCGGTTGCCGACTTGATGAACTTCCTGAAAGATGCACCGATGCCATCAACGATCGGATTGGTTTGCCTTAAACCAACGGCCAATTTTTGCAATTTAATCTTCGCATTTATCAATCGCGAGGAGAAGATTTCGATGCCCTTCGAGGCTATTTCGATTTCAGACTTGAAACTCTCGACCTGTCTTTGATTGCCCCGCGCCAACGCAAGTGTAAATCCGATAGAGGCTGCTTTTTTGTTCTCTGTAAAGATCGCGAGATCTTCCTTGAGACGGAGAATCTGAAGCCTGAGTTCGGCCCTTGCCTTTCTTATATCATCCGGGATTTTAGTGATTCTACCTATTAGTTGACGTGCTGCCTCCTTCCCTGTTTCACCGACAACCACGCGAAACGCAAGGTTCTGGACCGCCGCAAATTTGATCTTGAGCCTGACGAGTTCGTTTGACAAGACTGATACAGCGCCCTTCGCACGCACCAGTTGCAGGGCCTCCTTCTTGTCAATGGGGCCGCCGAGGGCGTTGATTGCAGCAATGCGATTCTGAAACTTCGACAGCTCCTTCTCTACCAATCCGATCTGCTTGCCGATCACCGGGATAGCCCTGTTCTGCTTGCGGATGAACTCCATCTTGAATGGCCTTGAACCCCTGGCCGAAAGGATCCTCAACTGCTCAGACAGTGAAAGAAGCTGCATGGAAGCGCGCGGTGCTATTGACGCAACAGTCTCGCCCAGTTTCTTCAGCCCCAGCACCAGCCTGTTTTGTTTTCCGGCCTGCAGAACACCAGTCACCTCTTGTTCGACGGTCGTCTTGATCTTGAGGGTCGCGGCTACCGTCTGATTGAAGGCATCTTCGACGCTGGTAATGCCCTCCTGTATCCTCCTATTGACATCTTTACTGAACACTTTATCAATCGCTTTTATTACTTCTTCTTTCTGTTCATCAATGTTGTCAGTGAGTGCGCCCACCAGATCGAGCTTTTCGCCCTCTGCCTTGAATTTATCGCCGATCGTCGTTGCGAAACCAAATGCAGCCCCTATGGAGCCAAGTGCCAGGAACAGTTTCCCTGCTTTCTTCAGGAATCCACCAAATTCCTTGCTGAATGCAGATGCAATCCCCCTGGCAAGTAACAGTCCTATCTTGATGCCAAGTCTTTTTGCGATGGCCAGGACGCCTGCAAATGTCTTGAGGACGCTGGGCAGAATCTTGAAGAAGGCCCTCGTGAAGGTTGCTACAGTTGAGATCGCCTTCCTAGCGATGAAGTCCAAAACCTTGTCGATTCCCTGCTGCCCCTTGAATGAATCGAAGAATTTCTTCACGTCACCCTTCGGAATAGCACGGATCGTTTCTCCGAGATCCCGCATGCGCGACGTAACCGAATCGATGATCCCAGCTATGTTTGCAAACTTCGCAATCTGATCGCCCAGCGAAGCAAGCAGCGTGTCAAACGTAACCTTCAACCTATTGACTGTAAACAGGAGCCCCTGCTGTCGGACCTGAGAAGCCGCTGCAGCTTCGCCTGATGCGTTGGTGACCTGGTTTACTGCATCCTGAAACAGCGCCTGATTCTGCAGTAGCGCTAGCAGCGGGACAAGCCCGCGAACGCGACGAAAGATCTGACCCACTACCTGCTGGTCAGCCCTAGCAAGCTCCTTGACGAGTCCGGTTAGCTGGAGATGCCTCAGTGAAGAAATGCTCAGATTGAGGTTTAGTCCGGGCAGAGTCTTCTTTAGCTCTTCTAGGGCCTTGCGGGCCGGACCACTGCCACCCTTTGTGAACTCCGAAAAAATCTGCCTGAAGCCAGTCACGACAGAGGAAAGAGGGATGCCCGCCTTTGTTGCAGTCGCAATGCCTGCAGCAAACTGATCCAGGGAGACGCCCGCCTGCGCGGCAACAGCAGATGCACGACCGAGGTTTGGGGCCAACTGTGCAATCGGCGCGATGCCTAGCCGCTGGATGGCGAACAGTACGTCTGCCGCCTTGGCGAAGCCAACATTGAAGGGTCGAGCAATCGCCACAAGCCCACGGAAGGCTGATCGGACATCCGTTACACCGCCCACTGCTACATTCGTTGCGGCCTTCAGGGCGGCAAATCGTTCTGACGTATCCTTCAAGCCGAAGCCGGCGGACAGGATGTCTTGCAGCCCTAGAGCAACCTGCTTGGTAGAAAGGCCAGTGGCTGAAGCAGTCTCGAATACCTGGTCTCGAAGCTCGCCGAAAAGTTGATTTACTCGTTCTAAGCGATCAGCCCCCTTGAGATTCGACAGTTCGTTAGAGAACAGGGCAATCGATTGCCGAACCTGATCGCCTGACTGCGCGGTCTGCTCGAATGCGCGTTGTGCTATCGTGAGGGCTGCAAGGGGAAGGAATAGCGGCCCGCCTATGATGAATCGTCCGCCTACCAGGACCGCTGCAGCACGTGTTAGCCCGGAGACTGCGCGTCTTGCGCGATTGGCACCACGCACGATTCCCCTGAATGCACCGCCAGCGCCTCTTGCAGCGCGACCAGCCAGCCGGAGCAACGGGCTAAGTCTTTTGATTGGAGAGGCGATTGACCCAACAAAAGTCGAAGCTCGGCTGAAACCGGACCTAAACGAAGAAACCATTCCGCTGAGCGCAGCAGGGATGTCGCTCGAAACAAGTATGCGTATCTGGGAAGCTATTCGTTTTCTTTCAGCACCGATGTTGATCGAGGGCGATCGAATCTTCCTTCTTGTTACGGACGCCCTCAGAATGCCGATGATGTCTTTGCCGAGCGACCTAGCCTGCGACCTTATGCCCGCTGCCTTCAGCGTTGGTGGCGCAAGGACGGGCAACTGGGAAGGCGGCGTGATTGTCGGACCCTGCCTCGCAGCTAAACCTCTTTGTGCTGCTGCTGCCGAAGCAAAACCCTGCGTGATGCCGGCTTTGATGCTGACTGTTACTGGAGGAAGTCCTGTCGCAGCAGCCTTTAGCGCTTTTGTGATCTCATTCTTATTGATGATCACATTCAGGGGAATCTTGATCTGCGTCTTAGCGATCGACGCGACAGCAGACTGAAGGCCCGAGGCCAGTTGCTGGCCCTGGGTCTTCATCTTGAAGATCAGGTCTTCAAATGCCGCCATCTGAGGCCCCTGGCTCTGCCTGTGTTACGCTGAACAGAGGGTTGCGAACCAGGTTGTCGAACGCAGCCTGGTTCTCTCCTGCAGAGATCTTTCGCCCCTCGCCGGCTGGTTCTGCCCACCGCATGAAGTCATTGTAAGAGACTCCACGAGAAGTGGACTGGAGCACCATGCAGATGTCCAGCCCTTCGGCTAGGCCGATGCCACTGGGGTCTCTTCCGGTTGTGCCGCAGTTGGCTCGGACCCAGCGGAGAAGTCGGCGTACTGAGGCGACCGTGCGTTCTGAGCCGACGCCGCCTTGAGTTTCGCCCCCAGCGACCCGTCTGCGTGGTAGTGCCCCAGATCCTCGACTTTCGCTGGGGCCTTCGTAGGAGGGGCACCTGCGTTCTCCTGCGACATCCCGAAGAAGTGCGACAGGATGTCCTGGAACTGCTGCATCCCAATCAGTCCGTCGCATTCCTCCTCCGTGATCTCGTAATTCAGCTTGAGGATGTCCACCACAAGGCCGAAGAACTCCCTGAACATATCGCGAGTCAGCGAGGTGTCTTCCTGCTGCTCGGACCTTTCCAGAAAGCCGAGGAATCGTTCACCGCTCGGCCCTAGCGGGAGCGTTGGGATGACGAACGGGTCGCCGTTGTTCAGCACGAACGACTTCCCGTTCATGGCTCCCGGCTTCAGCCTGCTTGCTGCCTGTCCTTGTTGTAGCATCGTATTACCCTCCTCAGTGGTTGCGAGATGCCTAAGTGATGATTGCGATAGCTTCCTTATCTGCCGTGCCGTGACCAGTCCACGAAACAGAAACTTCTGCGAAGTCACCATGCCGAGCAGTGATTGTTGATTCGTTGATGTTCATGTTCTCCATCTTGACGGAGCCAGACGGAGTGAGATCGATGCAGGATGTTGTGGATCCAGCCAGCGCAGACATTGTAATCGTCCCCTTCGAACCCAACGTCAGTCCGCCCGCAGGAGATTGAACAACCACATCTCTGAAGACTGCTGTCGCTTCCAGGTTGAGACCCGTTATGCCGACATATGTCGGGAAGAGTTCGCCCTGACATTGATTCTCAAGAAGCTCAGCGTTCTCTGAGAACTCGAAACTCCTTACGCATACATCGCCGGGAGAGATCCCAGGGTCTCCGCTGAATGCAAACGACTTGATGTCTCTGATAAATGTCGTTGCGTCTGCAGGCTCAAACGGAGCGCCGGCTCCCCCGACAACTACGGGGATCGTCAGGCCGTCAGAAGAGCGTGCACGAAACGTATACGTGCCGGAAGCCAGTTCATCCTTCGTGATCCGTCCGCTACGCCCCGTGAGAGTTGTGCTGGCGAAACTCAATGTCCGACCAGCAGATGGCACACCAATCCCTGGAATGGCAAAAGGGATCCCGATTGAGAGTTCACCTGTATCCCCAGGATGGACCTTCCTGAATGGATTCGAGTTCTCAAGAGTGATCTCGACGGAGAGGTTCGTGAGGCCCTGGTATCGTTCAGAGACAGCCGCTCCGCATTTCCCGCGAAGCACATCTGACCCAAATGCAATCGTAGCCGTATTGACGCATTTGAACGCGGAGCCTCCGAATGTGACCGGCCCCACGTCCCTGAATAGCGATCCGCCCATGATTAGCTCCTTCCCTTACGCAGGAATCTCAGTTCCACTGAAGTAGGTCATCGCCTCGAACTTGGCGAAGATGTAGTCCTCGATGTGCTCCAGCAGGTTCTCTGCCGAGAAATCGGTCTCTGCGTCTGTGAAGTGAGTGCCACTCGGCACCGTGAACGACTTGCCATCGATGGCTCTTGCCAGTGGAGCAGAGACATCATCAATCGGATAGTTGTCTACGATTGTGATGAACTCTTCGATGAGCGAGACTGGGTTGATGAAACCTTTCGAGATCCTGACGCTGATCGCCCGGTTCAGGAAATCGAATGTCGCTCGATCGATTCGCAAGCGGTCAATCGTCCTGACCACATTGACTGTTTTGGTCTCGCTTCCAGTTGCGAAAACCAGCGAACTTCCGAAGTCGCCCATTTCAGCGTTCCTTTCGGTGCGTTGTTATGCCGTCTCGGGCGTCAGTATATCACAACTGAGCACACTAAGCAGCATTGTTCCCTCTGCCATGTAGACCCTTGAACCAACAAAAGCCTGCTCTACCCCTGGACTGTATTCAATCGGACCAGGGAAGATGATGTCGTTTGCGTTCGCCAGCGAATCAAGTACGAGCCTCTTGTTCCGCTGAAATATCCTTCTGAGGATTGTGCCCATCCTGATGATTCCACGGTGAGCCCCCTCGATGTCTGGCTGAAATATCCACCACTTCAGGATGACCAGGGTCGGGATCTGCCAGTTGTCGTCGCAACCAGGGATGACCTCTGGAAACTCATCTGCTCCGATCACCGAAACAGCGATGTCGTTGGGCTCTATCGTGACAAGGCCGAAGTGGATCTGCTTCTTGGTGATCGGAGTGATCAAATCGAGGACAGGGTCCTTTGCTTTCTCCGTGGACCACTTGCGAAAGATGATCTCTCGCATCACGTCGATCATGTGCTCCAGCCCGGTCGCCATCTACTGGAACCCTACTTCGCGCAAGATGGAACTGAACGATTTGAGCCATACCTGCGTAATGCGCCTCGCCCCAATCTCGCTGATGCCGCCGAACTTCAAGCCTGTGATTCTGAGCCCTGTTTTCCAGTCTTCGAAAAAACTAACGAGCGGTTTATCAATCAGCTTGGTTCTTGGGCCTATCTGTTTGAACGAATTTCTGATTCGAAGCGTGAAGTTGTTTTCGGATCCTACTCGCGTAGCCATCCACGATGGAGCCGAAACGCTAAAGCTCGACCTAAACGCTCCAGTTTCCACAAGCGAAAGGTTTCTGCGACTGATTGCACCTACCCATCGCTCCCCAAACCTTGCGCCCTTGGACTCAAACTGCGCCTGATACTCATCGGCAACAATTTGCTCCACCTCTTCTTGTGCAGCGAAGTTTGCGAGGAACTTTTTTGTCAGCAGCGAGAACCGCTTCTTGGTTAGTTCAAGCCTTGCTTGGTCTGGAACAAGCGTGATGAACCCAATTCGCCGTTTGACCATGGCTCACGCAAGGAGTTCTTGCGGGATCCCCTCGATGTCGGATGCGCGACGAGTGAAAAGGCCCTTCTCCCAGTCGATGTCGCGCTCACACGTTTCATAGTGCAACTCGAATTGCTCGGACCAGTCGTCGAGTGCCTCGGCGCAACGAAGGGACTGAGTATATTCGTCAGACTGCATGATGGCTGCGTGGACTTCTAGCCGGGACTGTTCTAGGCGCTTCAGGGCTTCGCGGAAGTCACGACCTAGCGCCCGGTGCTGTTGCACGTCCAGAGGGGATCGTTCCGACACGTCGATCTTCGATGGGTGGCGACCAGTGTTGATGAATTCCTGGTCCTCGAAGTCCTCAAGCGCATCCTTGGCGATGTTGAAGGCTTCCTCTGACGGCTGAATGACGGTCTTGTGCTGCTGTAACTTGAGTTTGTCAAGCCGCGTCATGGCCCTTGTGTTCCTGCGAAGAAGCGCTTTTCTCTTGGAAATGAGAACTGCGGGGATTCGAATTTCCTCATCGTGATTTTCCATCTTCCATCCTCCTCTTAGACTGGTCGCCTGTGTGATCGGAGTGTACGCTAGCCCCTAGACGACATCTTGCTGCGTTCCGGGATTGACCTTACCAGTCAGAACAAGATCCTGATAGATTTGATCCTCTATCTGGACGCGAGTCTTTGCGGCATCACCCATCAGGTGATCATAATTTTTGCCGGCGATAGTCCCCGCCATCTCTTGACCAGACTGTGTGTGTAGCGAAGTCTGATACGTAAAGGTGTCCTGATCGACAACGGTCACTTGAAGATCCGCGCCATTGTAGTTTGTGGTTCCAGTCACATCGATTCGATAACCCGTTGCAAGGCCATGACTGGTGGCTGTCACCGTTACTGTATTCGGTGTCAGGCCATCACCTTGAATCGAAGACAATGCCCCTCCTCCCCTGTTGACGTATGCGACATTGATTGGAGCAAGGTGAGCTTCAAAGACTCCGGCAACCAACTTCCCACGAACCACCATGAAGGAGCAGACCTTTTCGCTTGGATTGTCACTGCCCGATGCGATGCGAGCAAGATTCACGTCCTGCACGCCGGTGTTACCGTCATAGTATTCCTGCCCGGCTGCGAATAAGTGCTCTCTGTGAACCATTGATGTGCTCTCCGGTGTTTTCGTTTAGGCTTGTCGAACGGAAGATGAAACCTCGCCTGCTGCGATGAAGCGTTTTCGCTCTGACGTCTATTTCACTCCCGCCTTATTCGATTGTGATCGTGAAAACATCCAGACGAGTCCCGACCGGGGCGATAACGCCTGAATGATCGTAGACGATTGCAGTGATAGTGTTGCCGGCCACAGACTGAACGACACCAAATAAGGCTAGCGTTGCATGGTGGGCCTGAAGATATACTATCGCTGGATCTTTCTGGTTTGCTGGGGTTGTGAAGGAGACGTTCCCGTTACCGTCGGTAAGCCCAGTGTCAAACCAGAAGCTCCTCTTTGTTCCAGGCAGGCCCACCGGATTCTTGGCCATTAGACTCGCTCCAGCGCAATAGCATGAATGTCAATGAAGTCGGAGAACGTGTCCGAACCACCACCGCTTGATTTTCTTCTGAGTGTCAGATTCAGGATCTCTGCGCCGATTACGCCAGGGATTGACGAAAGTGCGTCTTGGTAGAGCCTGTTCGCTGTCCTGGCAGAGATATCTATTGTGTCCGAGAGGGTGCCTGTCACTATTGTCTCCGCGTCCACTGTTCCATCTGCAGGAATCAGCGCGTAATCAACTTCCCAGATTACATTGTCTCCTGCGCCAGGAGCCGTTTGAAATGGCTCACTAAACAGTCTGAGTCGCGTAGACGAACCGTCATACGGAATTCCAGCCCAGCTCAGTGCTACCTGTGCCAGAAGCTCATCGTTTGCAACGGGCGAAAAGCCACGCTCAAATCCTGATCCAGCGTTAGCGAACAGTCCGGCGCCATTGCCGATCCACTGACCGAGGTTTAGGTCAGGCGGTTGCCAGAGTTGTGCGGAACGACCCATTAGACCTCCTCCATTGCGACTAAGAGGATCTGTGCATCAGCAGCCAGGGTGTCCGAAGCGTTCGGGGCGTCACGAGTAACCTTTAGCCTAAACGCATCGCCAGCCACAAGGCCGTCCGCCTGAGCCTGCGTAAATGCAATCACAGATCTTACTGTCACGCCGTCAGTACCCGGCGTTGTCGTTGTAACAGACTGAGAGGCCGCGAAACCATCAGCGTCGAGATTCTGTATGCCCGCGTCGATTCGCTCGATCGCCACGCTCCAGACTGCATCGCCAACGATTGCTCCACTGGCTACCCACGCGATTTCTACGCTGAGTCCTCCGCTCATGTAATGCGCTGGCATCCTGCCAGAAAAGACGGCAGATTCAGCAATGGACTGGTCGAAGGCCAGGAGAACCCGCTCGTTCCTCGAAACAGACCCAGCAGGAGCGGCTGATGGAAGGAATGCATCATTTGCAAACCAGGAATGAATCGGGGCCGGCCTACTTCCTGCTATGTCATGCCAGCTCATGCCGCTATGTCCCCTCTCAGTTTCAAGACGCCTTCAATGAGCGTCCCGAGCACCTTCTTGACGACAACGAGAGACGCTGTGGCCTGATCATAAGTCTTTAGTGGTGTCAGCGACGTGACAGACCAGCCTGTATTTTGTGCCACTGGAGTAGAACCGTGAAGTCCGATCTTTGATCCGTCAACATCAATCATGAGCGATGGAGAGATGGATCCGTCAGGACTCGTGAGAACCTGCCAGCGCCCCGGCATTGAGGTGGCACTGACAGCCCCTGTTCCAACCTTTGTTATCACATTGACGGCTACCCTGTAAGAACCTCCAAACCATCCAAGTAAATTGAAAGTCATGAGTTCCTGGCCGGCAATAACATTAGTTCTTGCGGTTGGCGTCCCGTTGGATACGAATGCCTGATACAGACCCTGACCTCCACCAGTGGGGTAATTAGCTATCCTAGTGTTACGCAGGCTGTTCAGCTCCAGGACGGAATCGGGACTAAAACCAATGAACGGGGAGGCCGTTCCGATTGAAATTCCATTGGCGTAAAACCTTGCGACTGACAGTCCCGCAATAGACATCAGGATCTCTGGACCAGCAGACCAGTACAGGCCGGTTGTCGGGAAGGACAGGTTTGCAATGGCAGGAAGCGCTGCAGACCCCAGCGTCGAGGCCAGGATCTGCTGACTGGAGTTGATTCGCAGGGCCTCTAGAGTTGTGGCTCCATTGCCTGTCGTAAATCTCCATCGAGTTGGCGGGACAAGTGCGCTCGGGCCGTCTTGTTCAGCGATGATGGCCGCCCCGGTCACGAAACCGCCGCCCGCAGAACTATACGGAGCCCCATCAATGAAAAGGATTGCATCGCCTGACAGAAGGTCAAGAGGAGCCGCTAGGGAACCCCTTGATCTGTCCCCCCGGAATCTGACTGCTGCTCCAGGAGATATGCTATTGAATGACCTGATTACGATCTCCGTATTCAACCCGTCGTTGACTATACTGAACCTTCCTCCCGATCCGGCATATGTCAGTCCAGAGTCTCCAGCAAAGGAACCTGCGCTATTGAACTGCACATTCGTGTCAACGCCGCCCGGCGTTCCAGAACTACCAGCCAGTGAGTCCAGAGCAGCCTTGACTGTCGCACCTGCCACAGTGCTGTCATTGGACACCAGCGACGCAGCGTAGTCACCAAGCACCGATGCCACCGCACCAGTTCGCCCAAACACTGAAGACACTGGTGCAGCCGGAGGGACAAGTCCAGCCAGGGTGTCCAGAGCGGAGGTAACTGTCGGCCCAGCAACCCCGCTGAGATTCGTCACCTCGTCAGAGGTGTGAGTGTGAGGCGCAACGAACGTGAGAAGATCCTTCACCGCCGTGCCATCGTCATATTTGATGGAATCGGTCGTCGAGTTGAGCCAGATGCGACCAACCTTGCCCGGTGTCGGATCAGTAGCGAGGGCCTCAAGCTGGAAAAACCCAAGCATGGAATCTCCGGCCACATCCACAAACGTATCGACAAGAGCTTTCCGGTTGTGCAGGTCCCCGAGATAACGCTTCAGGTACTGAACGAAGCCAGACATATCTGTTAGCTCACCACGACGGAGCCAAGTGCCGTCACATCCAGGCCAGTTGCGCCAGTGTCAGTCAGGCCAAGGATCAGCGACCCAGGGCCAGCGACATCTGGCATGGCCTTGCACACGGCTTCAAGCAGCAGCAGCGTGCCAACGCGCTTCTGCACGAAAGACACGGGCTGAGGCGTGACGATGGTTCCTGCAAGCGATCCTCCATCTAGCACGAAGGTGACGCTCAGGGACTCGGCTTTGTCCAGGAAGTGGATCGGATCGCTGTTCGCATCTGCGATCTGAAGGGTGAACGTCACCTCTGTGCCAGAGGCTACAGGGCCGACCGGAACAGTCGGCAGGAAGATCATCTTCTTTCGCCTGTCGATGAAGTGATCGATCAGGTCTGAGAGCGCAAACTTGTTGGCTCCGAACCGACCGTACTTGCGCAGGAGGTCTTCTCTGGATACTGGTCCGGCCATGGTTAGCTCCTTGATCCGTCCTCGATGTAGAGGCTGTCAGTAAACACATCTGTCTCAGGCGCTTCGATCTGATTGAGATGCTCCATCTCTTCGAAGGTCCGATTCAGTTGTATGAAAAATCTACGTTCAGATTCTTCTGGTGCATCATCAACTTGAAGAAAGGTCGGACCAGGAAAGTCTGGGTCGAATGTTCCGTCAGCGAGCCGGATTCCGATCTTTCCCTTGACGAGGCTGCTGAGCATCCCGTCGCCCATTGCCTGCATCTTGTCTGTGTGTTCGTCCTCATTCGGTGCGTTTCCTGCAAGCACCATGAGGCGGATAAAACTCGACGCAAGAAGCAGGGCGATCTGCTTTATCAGTGTTGGTGTTGCCGGTACATCCGTGAGCTTCGGAAATGTTTTTCCGAGTGCTTCATCTATGTGATCTGATGCCCATTCCTCTGCGAACGCAACCTCTGCAGAAGTAACATGCGTCTTGCCGTCAGACCCCTCATCAATCAAGAACGACTTGATCAGGAAGGAGTCTGCGGCAATCGTCACATAGCGGCCCACGAATTCGCCGTCTCGATACTACAGGATGCCAGTGATCAGGTGTCCGGCACGAGGCTCGATCAACTTCTCGGTCTGGATCCATCCGGGCTCGATCCAGCTCGCCTCTCGCTCCTCATCACGCCATGTCCGAACCTTCATGGCCTGCTGACGAAGGATGTATGCGAAAGACATGTCTTCCAGTCCAGGAGGACTCGGATTCACCCAGGCCAGCAATGCGATGGTCGATGGCCAGATATCGGACAGCGCCTCGACGGTTGCGCCGCGAGCCGACGTGTCCTTGATCGAACCACTGACCACAGTCTTCATGCCCCAAAGTGTGTCGGGGATCGTGGTGATACGACTGCGCTCTGCGATCGAGATCTCCGAGGTCGCCTTCAGGAAATCGACAACGGCGTTCTCTGCCGCCTTGCCCATGACGAACATGTTGGGCTCGACGCCGATGACGGATCGGATCGCCTCCTTGGCGGCTTTCACGTCCTCCTCGATCTCTGCACTGGGGTCAGTCCAAATCAGCGGGGCTGGCGTGAATGCGACAGTCGCGATGTCCGTCATCAGCTTGGTGACACGAATCTCCTGCTGCGTTCGCAGGAACAGCACCAGCTTGTTCATCGTGCGCTGGCGAGCCTTGATCGGTGCATCCTCATTTGCGACGAGGCGATCGGTGATCAGGTCTTTCTGTGCGCGCTTGACGCACACGTATGGCACAGTGCCTTTCGGCTTCCAGTGGAACGTCCCTGCGACATCACCATCGGCCTTGAGGTCGCCTTCGCCGTCATCGATGGCCCGGATCTCTTCACGATTGAACTCGTAATAGACATCGGACTCCTTCTTGACGGGCACGATGGGCGCGATCTGCTCGGCCACGAACCCTGGCACTGCGAGTTGGATCGCCAGGTTGGTGAGCGGTACGTCAACGTGGACTTCGCTCCGGTCCAGAATCGGCATAATTTACTCCTTTCCTGGGTGGCTAGGGGAGAATGAACCGAACGATCTCGCCCAGGACGATATCGCCGTCTACACCGGATTCGAAGGCACGCCCGAACACCAGCTTGCCGGAAGTTGCAGCCTTGACCGCCTTGCCTTTGGATGCCGCAGTTCCAGGCTGGAGGGTGTCACCCTTAGTGACAGTGCCCCCCAGGAGAAATCTGACCATCTTCCCGTCACCGGTTGCAATCTTGGCCTCTGCATCCTTGAGGCTGACACCCTTTGCCAGGGCAAACGGCTCATCCACTGCACCGTCAGCCAGCTTGACCGTCTTGGCTGAAGGCGTGATGTCGATCGTCAGGATGTTCCCGAGCGCAAGAGCTTCCCCGGCCCGGAAAATCCCAGGGTCCGTCAGAGAGTCGGACATTGAATTTCTCCTTTTTCCTTATGTCGTCGCGTATGACCAGGGTTACGAATTGAGCAGCTTGATGTCGATGCCGCTCTCCACCATCTGCCGCGAAGCGCGGGCTAGTGCCTCTCCGTAGTCCAGCTTGTCGTCCTTGGTGATCAACTCCTGCGCGAGCTTCTCCAGTTGATCGCCAGCACTGCCAGTCGAGATGCTCTCGATCTTGCGATTGCCGTCTGGATCCATGTCGTGCGTCTTGTCATTGAGATCGACCTGATCCTCCAGGTCCGCAACAAAGTTGACGAACAGATCCTTCAGCGTCTCATGGCTGAACTGATCCTTTCCGTCCTCGCCCACGCCAGTCTTCAGTGCGAATTTCTGCGCTTCCTTGTCGTAGGTCAGTTCCGAGAAGAACATGCCCTCTGGATTCACGGAATCCGCAACCGCATCGATCGCACCCAGCAGAAGCTTGAATCGAGCCTCCTGTCGCGGGAGCACCTTGCCCTCGCTGAGCAGCTTCTTGTATGCCGACTCGTTTGCGTCCTTGGCACGCTGAATCCTGGTCTCCTGGAGCGCCATGGTGAGCACGCCCTGCTGAGACTTCAGGGCCTCAAGCTCTCCCTTGCGGGACTCCAGTTCCGCACGCAGCTTGACGATTTCCTCATCCTGCGACGGATTCGGATCGCCCTCGGCGGTCTTCTTCTTCTCTTCGTTGTCGTCCATCGAATCCTCCGAACAGCAGATGAGGACAACGCCTTCGCCCAGTTCCGACTGGTATAGGGCTAGTACGTCGTCGAGATTTTTCATCCCGCGAATCGCGGGCGTGCTTGATCCCAACAGCGAGATCGCCTTCAGTGTCTTGCCTACGCGCTTGCCAGAAGCATCCACGAAGTCCTTGAACATCTCCATCGAGATCTTTCGGAACGCACGGCGTTTGATCAGTTCCGAGACTTGTTTCGGGACTGAACTTGCATCGACAAACAGCCGCTTTCCCTGGCGATAGAGCCGATCGGCCCATCCTGCAGCCAGCTCGCCAGAATTGTGCAGGAGCGTCTGCTCTTCATGATGGCCCAGCTTGAGCGGAACATCCAGTTCGCCCTTCAGAGCATTGAAATTGCTTGCGATCTCTTCGAGATCCTTTTCGGTGAATCGGATGCCATTCCACTCACCTGTCCTTGCAATTTCGATCCCCTTCATATCAACGATGCCAAGATCATCCTTCATCTTGGAGACGTTCTCGAATTCCTCTGCGGAACAAGGAGTGATGTCCTGCAGGAAGATCGGGCAGCCGTATTCCTGCGCGAACTTGCATTCGCAGGCAGCCTTCCTGTCAGATCCTTCAGCGGGGCACTCCTCGCCAAACTCACATAGCGACACCGGCCATTGCAGGTCGGGACAGCGCTCAGCAAACTCGCTGGTGTCATATGGATAGTGAGGAAACTCGGCAGTGAAGGAGAAGGGTGTCCCATCCGACAGGCTGATGCCCATCTTCTTGCGGAGCGCCGAGACGAACGCGATGTCTCGTGGTGAAAGCTGTCCCTTTCCCGCACGGTCGCGGATTGCCTTGAGCCTGTCCTTGTCAGCGTCCGATACAGCCGAGAGTCCTAGCAGGCGAGCGATCACCTTGATCACCTTGCTGCTTCCATCTCCCGTTGTTGGGTATGGGTATGGACTGGACCCTGCGGCCTTCTTCGCGACGGCAGGATAGGGGTACGGAGACTTGTACGGATATGGTCCGTGCCCCCTCATGCTGGGGTCTGTCATCGAGTCACCTTTCTTGCTGGCGTTGCTTCGCGCAACTCCGAATACGTTCGTCTTGCCCTGCCTAGTGAATACCAACTGGGCATTGAGCGTTTTCCCTGAAAAGCGAAAGATCTTGACCATGCCCGAATCATTGGCCAGGCGGACAGGCCCCGAGTCGAGCAACTCGACAAACGCGGGGGTGTTCTTGCTGGGATTGAGACGTGTACCCGGTTCGACTCTCTTGGTCCCGCCTCGACCGATCTCAAGCTTGTCCTTGCCAGTGGCGGCCTCAAGTGTCGCTGACAACTTGAAGTTCTTGCGCGGATCTTGATCAAGGACGAAATGACGCGCCTGTGTTTCGTTGTCCAGTGCGATTCGGAGATCGAAGATCTGGCGGGTTGGGCCAACGCGAACTTGGATAGGGCCGCGAAAGATTCTTCGCTGCAGAGAGAACCGCCCAGGACCCGGTTTTGTGGCCTCGAACTCTTCGAGTGGATCGTCTTGAGAAAACGATATCTCAATTGGCACATCGTTGCTCTTGATTGCCTCACGCAGTTCATCTCGCACGGCACGCCGCTTGGACTCAGAGCTGAACTTCCAATATCGGAATCTCTCGGGGACGAGTTTCTCGATCTCATCCGGGAGCGCAGAACTTCCTCGCGGCGAGATGTAGGGCTCATCAACTGCACGCTTGGACAGGACGAACGGGACCTGTGACTTTGCGAACCATGCATTCCAGAAGAAGACTTCTCCTGGCGGCGCATCTTCGCCAGACGGTCGCATTGTTTTCTGGGCAAGCTGTCGGAAGAGGAATCTTCCCTTGATCTTGCTGCCCTGGACCCAGTATTCGTGGAAGTCATTCAGTTGTGCGCCGAACTTCAGCTTCGCTTTTTCCAGCGTTATGATCCAGCCCTTCTTGTTCTTCGTGGCCCCGATCTCTCCGGGAGCGAACTCCCGATCTCCGATCCTGAGCCATATCGTAGGCTGGGTCGATTTCGGCTCTGCGCGGGTTTTTCCTGAATGATCCGATAGACGGTTCAGAGCTATTTCGATACCCGGCTTGATGAGCTTCTTCGCCTCAGCCAGGTTTGCTGGCTCACGACTCAGCCCATCAACTCCAACGAGAGTGTAGCCAGCGAGAGTTTTGCCGTCAATAGCAAATCTAAAATCCATGTGGTTGGATTTTCCTCGCACATGCGACTGGAGAACGAAATCTGTCGGATCTTTCAGCGGGAACTTGAGAAACTGCTCCTGAAATACAATCATGTCGTCAGGTTTTCTGCCGCCTCCTTCGCGGCAATGATCGCTTCAATCGTCTTCTTGTCGGGATTCTTCATAACCCCGGTTGCACATCCTCTCAATCGGTCATTGCTGATGAACTCATCGATCCGATCGGTTGCCTCCTGCAATAGTTCTGCCGATCGCCTCGATCTCGATCTTGTGCCTTCTGCTCCGTTTCCATTGCCATTGTTCACTGGCCGCCCCCTCTTGCTGGTATGTCGGCTGCTGGAGGGATGTTGAGCGCATGCTCCATGACGCGGGTCACCTTGACGGTGAGATCATTGCTCTTCTCAGCAAACCGACTGATCTCTTGCTTATGCTCCTCTGACAGTTCCTTGGCTGATGCGCGCCACTTGTCGTTTAGCTCGTCTTTTTCTTTCTCTCGCTGCTCAAGCGCTTTCTGGTGTTCTGTTGCTCTCGTGTTCATTCTGAACCACATCGCGCCGATTGCGGCAGCCATTCCGCCGATTATCGGGACTGCAGCCCACTGGATGAACGTGATCGTAGAGTTCAGGTCCTTGGCAATTCTTGATAGGTCTGCAACGGTTTTGACCAGTTCTGTATCCGTCATCAATTTTTCTCTATCAGGATTCCGCTCTCGGCTGCACGATCGACAATCGATCCGGCAGTATCTAGTTTTCCGCTCATGGCCTCGACCACGCGAGGCAGGAAGCCGGTGATAACGGTCTTCCCGTTCGATGTCTCCCTGTTCACATTGTGAAGCTCTACAGGGATCTGATCTCCGACCTCGAACCTTCTCTTTGTCGAAAATGTTTTTCCGACCAGGAAGGCGGATTTGTCGCCGAGCTTCTTCACCCTGGACTGATCAAGATCCTTCTGATCAACCGGCCTCACGCCGTATTCATAAATGAACGCATCTCCGTCAGATGTTTTTGTTCTGGAGATCACAATGCCCCTCACGACGATGGTCTTGCGAAATTTGATCCATGCTGGTTGCGCAGGCTTCAGGGGATAGAGGCTCGCGAAGGGCTTTGCAACGATTCCTTCTGATCCTGGCTTCTTGGCCAGGGATGCAGCTAGCCTCCTGAGTTCAGATGGCCTTTTGGCGCTATGCTGGATGGCAAGATTGAACGGCCTTGCTGGGTTAGGTGCATCTTCAGTTGACTGATTGACGCTAAGAGTCTTCAGGAGCGCAAGGCGGTCCAAGGATTCAATTTCATTCGCCGGCTTGCCGCCCAGCATAATGATATCGAAGAGATTGATTACCCATCCCGCCAGGTCGCTCGCTGACGAAGAATTGATTGCCCCCGCAACGGCTTCTCGATCGATGTGCTTGCCGTTTTCCCATCGTTCAAGCTCCGCATCGAGGATTACGTTTTCATCGAAGTTGAGCCCGGCGACTGCCGCGAAAATCTTGGGCAGCTTGGACGTTATGTTTTGACCCTGCTCAGTGAACACTGTGAATGATCTGTCAGACTTGACAGCATGGATCTGAAGCCGGATGCCGTCGAACTTCTTCGACACGAGGTATGGGAAATCCTTCGCGTTCTCGATAAGCGAGTCGAGTGAGATGTGCTGCCCCTGTCGAGCACCCAGGTTCGGCTTTGGCATCTCGAAGAATTTTCCGATCGTTGGCGTCTTGACTGGCTTTGGGGTCGCAAATGAAATCGGCTTGTTCTCATCTGCCCTGATGCCAAGTTCTTCAGAGAGCAACATCACCAGTCTCTTTTCAAGTTTGCCGGAGTCGTTTTTCTCGCGACCTTGATTCAGGAACTGGAAGCACCATCCAGCCACATCGATGTCGCCCTGGACCTTCGAGCACAGCATGGTTTCGCCGACCTCTGGTCGCCTGCCGAAGAGGCAGATGTAGCAGCGCTCGTGGTCGATGTCGGGGTTTCCCGATCGATCGGAATATAGGGCAAGTTCTTTCGTGAGCTTGGGCTCTTTGCCCCTGGTCTTTCTTGCTCGATACAGCTCTTCGATCGCCAGCCTGAACGACTCGCCTCGCTGGTTTAGTCCGGGTGTGAAATTTCCGTCAAATGTAACCGGCAGACCGAACCACTTGAATGTCTGTCCCGGTCCTAGTGAATCAAGAACATCTTCTTCTGGATCGGCAAACTCGATAGAGAAGTCAAGCACTGGCCTTGGCGGCTGCCCCGCTTTTCGCTGATAGGTTGTCCGTGCTTCATAGGCGGAAAATATGGCCCTGCCTGGGTCTTTCGTCGCAAGAAATTTTGCGCGACGATCCGCCAGGATGAACGAATTAGACTGGAACTTGACACGCTTCCCGTCACTGGTTGCGACGATGAACGACTTCTCTGGCCCAGGTTGATCCAGAATGGTTTTCTGCTTGGCGAACTGCTCGGTCATCGGGATGACGTTTGGGTAGGCGGTCGCGACAGTAAGCTGGAGATCGTAGAGCTTGACATACTTGCTGAGAGACCCGAAGGTTCTGCTGAGCCAGTGGATGAACTGTCGCTCTTCCTTGGGGAACATTCTGCCTATCATGAATCGCACCGCTTGATCCAACTGCTCGTCACTGGGCAGCCGAATTATTACGTCCAGATCGTTTTGCGACGAGCCGTGGTTGACGATCCCTCCAGCCAGGAAGATTGAGTTTCTCTGGATGATCGCCGAATCGAATCGTTCAAGCACCTCGTGCAGATCGAACCTGAGCCCCTGGTCGTTTCCCGATGGATATTGCTTCAGATGGACATCTGGAAACGAAGAATTCCTGACCAAGGAGAGGTCATACAACGGGATGTGAGAAGTGAATGGTCCAGCGGTGTCCCATACCAAATGCATGCGAGATGTCGGCAGCATTCGATATATCCTGAACTCGACAATTCGTCTGAGTTCTTCGTCGGTGATCGACTGAAGCAGGATGTCGATGTCGTTTGGCGACGATCCATTTGCGACCAGCCCGCCCGTCAAACACACGAACCCTTCGCGCAGCTTGATCGGCCATCCCAGAGCCGGCATGATATCTTCCAGGAGAATCGGGTCGTGGCGTGCCTGGTCACTGTGGCTGACTGGTGCGTACTGTTCGCTGAAAGATCCGATACCGGAAAGCTTCTCCGTCTTCTCGTCAAGCTCGCCCTTGGCGTTATGGCTGAAGCCACGCCGCTGCATCTCCTCAAGAATGAAGATGTGCCGATTTACGATCTCCTCCCGATTGATCGCTGGATTTGACCAGAACTGGTGCATCCGGCGATGGAGGTTGATCAGCGACTTGTCGGATTCATTCTTCAGTGCGGCTGGGGATATCTTCGCGAGCGCAATGAACTCAAGCATCCCATACATCTTACCAGCAGGGTCTTGAGCTAGACTACACCATTTTTGCTGATGTGTGCTGTGAACAGCGGGCTGTCTTCCCTGCCATCAATGATGGCCTCTGCACGCATCATGTCGAGGGTTACGATGGCGGCCTCTGGCCTAAACTTGAAGGCGCTGGACCCGTAGTTTCTGACCAGCCGATAATAGCCCCAAGCCTTGAAGTAGTAGAGCCACCTAAGCCAGAAACTGATCGAATCGGAGATCATGCGGTACATGTTGCGCTTGAATTCCTTGTCGGCCTTGAATCGCCAGGAGGAGTCTCCGTCCGCCATGTCTCTTGGGCCACCGACTCGATAGCGGAAATCGTGGAGGTTGCACGCAGCAGTAAAGAAGTCTGCTGTGTTCTCAAAGTCACCCACTTGAGGACCGCAGCCATTGAGCATCAGGTCGCGATCCTCGCTTGTCAGCGATTCGTAGGTGACGTTCGAGATCATGTACGAATTCTACCGAAGCCCGGCGAGGGCTGCAAGCGCGGGATGGGTGTCGAGTCCTTCATGGAGTCGGAGTTGAGGACGGGCAGGATAATGCTCCTGCAACCGAAATGGTTTGGGGGGATCAAGCCGTCCCAGACTCTCGCATTTTTGTCGGCAACGAAGTCTCCAAACGTCTCACAGAACTTTGTGCCTCGTTCGTCCATCAGGCTGCTGTACTGGAAGGCGCGCACAGACGGAAGGGCTCGTCCAGTTTTCAGGCGGCCCATGTTGTAGAACTGATTCCCGATGTTTCGCATGACAAGATCGACCCGTGATCCGACATCCTCAGATGCCCACTTGGCAAACCTGTCATCAAACTGCTTGAGGAAATCATCTTTTGTGATCTTGGAGGACACAGCCTCCCTCAGCAGTCCAACGATTGCCAGCGTGATCCTCGACTCTTCCTCGTCGAACACAAACCCTGTTGTGTCGATCGCGATCTCAGAGAATTGCTTCCACGCAAAAGCATCTATCGGCAGCGATTCCATGTCGGAACGGGAGGTATCAAACGGAGCGAGATCCTTGCCCGTCAGGCCGAGTGTATCAAGGGTTAGCGACGGGTCCCCAGAGCCCCCTGACGGGGTGGCCTTGGCTTCCGACATAAAGTCGATCCCGCCCTGAGTGAACAGGGCAGTCGAGATTGCAGAGAGCTGCCGCGACAGGAAGGAGATGTCCTGTGAGCGTTGTGACAGATCATTCAGCGCAGACTTGAGCGAGCGCTTGGCGATGAACTCATTGACGCTCTTGAACGACTTCTTGAATCCACGGATCACAGCGACACGGGCCGAGTCCTCGATCAGTCGGGTCTTTCGATTGACTCGAATAAAATCAACTCGGCACTGAGGAGAGTCGTTCTCGGAAAAGGAAACTGGCCCATCGAACTGCGATGTGATGATCTCATCGATCCTGAATGCAGGAAACCCCATTACTCTGCCGACCATCGTGCCGATGCGAACCTTGATGTCGCGCCTGGAACCGGTGATCGACTTGGCCAGCAGTTTGGCGCGTTCCATGGAGACCGGTCTTGATACCAGGACATGCGACTGGCCATTGTCTTCCTCGGCGAAGAGGAAATGTGCGATCGGCTTGTCGATGGGATCAATCTTCTGGAACGTCACGCCTACGATTTCGCCGCCTCGGACAAATACGTGATCACCACGATTGGCACTATACGACTGCGGGATGTTGTCGGGGTTGGCGTCGGCAGACTCATTGCCCCTGATCCGATCGGCGTCAGAAGATGACTGGGGTGGCACATCAACGAATTCTCTGATCCATGCCTCACCAGGATCGATCACCCCGGACTCGGCAAGATCCTTGATGAATGCCCCTAGCGTAACCCTGTCCTTCGACATCTTTGGCATTTTAAAGATGGGCGCCATCAGTGGGCCATCGAAGTTCATTCTGATCAACGGCTCGATGATCTGCCGACCCATGATGTCATCGCTAGTCTCCTCGCCTAGCGCATCGAGCATGAAGATGAACGTCAGCAATTGCTGGCGACCCATCGACACGCCCTGCTTCTTTGCGCCCTGCAGGAATGGCCCCATCAGGAGACCGCGAGAGATCTGGTCCCCGTTGTACTCCATCATGTGCGGAATCGCATCGCTAGTGCGCTTCGACTCCAGAACATCCCACTTCCAGTCTGAAGGGAGACTGGTTGCGACGCGGTTGTATGCACCAGAGAACTTTTTGACGATTGCCTTGCGCTGAGTCTTTTGATAGCTGGTGGGATGTTGCAGGATAACCGGGGGCCTAGTGGTCGTCTCGATGCCCCTCAGTTCATTCTTGTGTGAAACTAGGTTGCCGTAATAGTAGCGCCACACTACTCGATAGTCGCTGCGGCCATACAGAGACGCCCCGTCATCATCCAGCGAGGCGTAGGTGTAGATGACAAACTTTCGGCGAGGCAGCCTGCGGGGAGCTTTGCCAGAGATCTGGATGCCGGTCGAAGACATTCCCTCGACAATCCCGTCAGGCTTGATCCTGCCGTTCTCGTCGGTCGCGAACGAATAGTTCCTTGAGTTCCTGACGCGCAGATCCCACAGGCCAATCTTTCCGGCCCATGGCCCGTCTGGTATCACCCGCCAGACGATCTCGGCGATCTTGAATCCTTGGCGCGTTGCGTCCCAGATCTTGAGCAGGAAACTGCGGATGGAAGTCTGGAGAAACTCCTCGAAGTTCCATTTGATGAATGCGGCCCGCTCCTCAGCCGTAGGATTGTCTGGGTGCCTCGGATCGATCGTGAATCCACCGGAGATCCGCATCGCCTTCTTGAGGATGTAGGGATTTTTGATCTCGGCATCCGTGTCGAGCATCTTGTCCAGGATCCGCATTCCCTTTTCGCGGATCAGACTGTCTGGATTCTCGAAGATGTCTGTACCAAACAGGAAGCTCAGTTCCAGATCTCTGGCGTCAGTCGTGATGATCTCGCCGTCGATCAGTTTCCGATCGAGAAGATCGTCAGTTGCTTCTGTTGGATGGGATGACGAAACCGCTGCGAACTCATTCAGGTCGCTACACCACAGCATCATCTGTCTCCCAGAAGTATTCGATTGCTCGCGTGATGTCTTTCGACGCCTGTTTGACATATTTGTCAATAGCACGCATCCGCATCTCGGGATCCGTCTGCTCCTTGATGTTCATCGCATGCAGCGCGACGTTCATCAGGATGGTCTGGATGTGATCTTTGCGGACCTGTTCGTGGCTGCTTGTGATCATATGTCGAGATCCCTGTCGTTGAAGTAGGCGTCGTCTGAGTCGTCGCTCCACTGGTCCTCGACTACTCCACGATCGATCATCGCATACTCGTTGTCTGTTTCATAGTCGTCGTCACCGAAATCGTCGTCCTCTTCTCCGAGGTCTTCCTGCTGGTGCATGAATTCTAGCATCTCAAGGAAGTATCGGCAGCAGTCAACGCCGTGAGCCCCTTGGTGCTTGATCGGATAGCCAAATTGGTCGCCCGTGTATTCTTCGATCTCGCCAATAAGCTCGGCACAGATGTCAAAGAAATATAGGCACTGGGACGCTTCTCCGTCACCGCTGAGAATGCGCTTGGCCAGCCAGATGGATGCCATCAAATTCTTCGCGAGGCACGGGATTGTAGTAATCCCCTCGGCAGACATGTCTGTGGCTTCCTGCGGTCCTGCGTTGTCCGACACCGACCACTCGATCCTGTCTTTGCCGGTGATCTGACGCATCCGCCGAGCACGAATCTTGGTGGGCTGACCTCTGAGGTATAGCTCGCGATAGGCGTAAATATTGTGCGGTGGATCTGGATCGATCGCGAACCAGATGCAGGCATATTGCGGACCCCAGTCAATGCCCCTGAATCGTTTCCATTTCTTGGGGACAGGAAAGGCGGTCACAACATTTTTGTTCTCGTTGTACTCCTTCGCGAAGATGTGGCCTGCACCAGCACGTTCCAGGCACATACCGTATTCGTATCGGTATCGCTCGTCTCCTAGCGCTGCTCGTTGTTCGGCCAGGAACTCCTTCGTCTTGCGGGGATTCATGTCTGCGGAGATGCCCATGTGGACGAAGCCACGCTTCCTGCCCTTCAGACAGATCTTTCTGAATTCTGCTCCGCGCTGCAGCGGGCTTGGCGTTGAACCGATCACCACCTTCCCGTTGCTGTTCAGCGCCGGCTTGCAAGACTGAAATACCTCCTTGGCATATTTCTGATATGCATACTCATCGAGAAATACGAACTGAGGGGTGTATGTTCGCACGGCATCTGGCGTGCAAGGCTGAGAGATGATTCGTGAACCGGTATGAACCCATTCGATGCGTCCTCGATTGAGAGGCGTGACTCGTTCTGCCCTGAAGAACTCGGGAAGTTGCGACATGGAGAAGTGGGCTCGGTGGACAATCTCGATGGCATCGGGCTTGGTCTTCGAGACGTTCACGCTCGTCGTGTTTTTCTTGAACGTCCCCTGATAGATCTCGTATCCGATAACTGCAAGAGTGAATAGCATCTGCCGCACCTTGAGGACTGAGACCTGGTTGTTTTCGTGGATCAGGCCGATCAGATCGCAAAGGTACTGGTGATCGGGGAACAGCCTCTCCTCGCCGTCCTCGTCAATCGTAATGTAGTAGTTGGTGAGGAAGTACCACGGATCAAGAGAGCACTTGATGAACTCCTGCTCTTCTTGCGTCGGTAGATTCAAGGCAATTGCGATGGACTCATGGAGTTCCATCGTCTATCCGGGGAGTGCTTTCTTGACTGTCGCCTCAAGCTGCTTTAATTGCTTCTGGTGTTTCTTGATCATGGCAAGCGCAGCGGATGGATCCTTCTTGATCATATCGCCCAGAGAGACTTCCTTGACCTGAGTCTTGGCCTCTCTTGATCTTTTATCCAGCAGGCGTTCAATGTCTCTCAACAGCAGGATCTTGTCCTTCAAGGTCTTGTTCAGGACGTATGGTGCGGTATCGGGAGAATCGATGATCTCGTCCATCCTGAATTTTATTTCAGCAAGCTCATCGAGCAATTCAGACGTTGACTGCGGAATGCCGATAGTCTCTGTCTGAAGTTCGTATTTCATTTCTTCGGGTTGAGCGAGACAAAGAAGGCCCATTGCCATTTTGAGAGGGGTTCGGTAAGCCCATCCCTGCTTGGGTGCGGATCATGAATGACCGAGTGGCCCAGCCCCACTGCCGCATGGAATAATGATTCCGGCGATCTGGGAGATGGGCCAGAGATGATGCAAAATGGGGCGAGCGGCGGCTCTTCACTGCCAGTGTAGTTGGCACTCTCAAGCAAGAAGACCCCGAAAAATGTGGTGAGCCATACCTGTAGATTTTTGTAGTAAGGTTTCCACGAATCCCATGGGTGCATTCCTGGAGACCAGAAGTCCTTTTCGTCGGGCACCTTTTCGATCGAAAGTTCCAGGATAGACGCAATACATGCCTGGAAGCAATTTGCTGGGGGCAGGTCTCGATCGCTGACGTTTGTCCGTGTTTGGTCGACGGGCTTCATGCGTATATCCGCTCTTGAAGTTCACGCCCCTCCATCAGGACACGATCTCTGAGGATGGAATGTACAATTCTGACGGGCACATCTCTCCTGGAGGGACTGGCTCAAAGTCGCTGGAAGTCACACCGATAACAAGGCAGTTCGTGCTCCAGTCGAATGTGATAAATGCGACCGCTGAGAACCTGGGGATCAAGCCGTCTTCGTGCAGCATGTCCATGATGAATGAAGCAGTCGTTCCTGGGTCATCATCGATTTCTTGCACCGGTATGGCGTGAGTGAAGATCGAGCACAAGGGCAGCCGAAAAGATTTGACTCGATTTGTGAATTCATGATTGACGTTAATCCAGGCTGTTTCCGTTCCGCTCGTGATGCTGATGCCGCTCATGATGCTACGTTCGCATGAAGATCAGTGATGGACTCCATGACCTCATAGACCGCGATCATGGTCGCCATGATGTTCTCCGGTCTCGCTTTCAATTTCTTCCGCGAGCACGGCGATGCCGTCAATCAGGCCCCGACTGTAGTGACTGTTGCTCATGATCTTCCTCCCCTGTTTATGATTGATTGATCTCAAGGCGGTCCTTGAGAAGGTGTTGAAATGGGCGTGTATTCTTTTCGTTGTGCGGTTCACCGTCCCACTTGAGCATATACCGCTCGTGGTTCAGCGCAAACCAGCGCTCATGACGCGACCAGCGCTCGGGACAGCCGAGGTTCGTCGAGCAGCCGATCATCACTTTCTTCCCGGTGCGTGTCAGTTCGTGATAGTAAGCAGCATCTTCCAGGACCGTCTCCTTGATGCCGGCCACCTTCAGTCGATGATAGTAGTCGCTATCTTCGAAGTATGCCGGATGGAAGTTCTCGTCGAAGTATCCATATCTTGGGTGGTTGCTCGGCCAATGTTCTTCGATTAGCGACGACACTCCTGATTCCAGCCACGTCCATTCTTCGAACTCTGCTAGCCCCACAGATGCGGTGTGCTTGAGGCAGAACATGCTGAAGCCACCGCTTGTTTGCTTCTGCGGCGGCCCCTCTCCAGGCAAGTTGCGCGTGGTGATGCCAGTCACAAACTTGGCCGGTGAGTCAAGCATAGCGGCAACCGCACCGGGCCATGGAAGAATATCATCGTTGAGGAACAGCGCAGGACACTCAAGTGCAATTGCGCGTGCGAGACCAATGTTCCACTTTGCCGCGACTGAGAGAGAGGGGGAATCGTTGATCTCGAAGACCACGGGCCGGTCTACTTCTAGATGATTGAGCAGCCTGAAGACGAAACCCTTTACACCCAGCGTCGGAATGACTACGACTGCCTCCGGTCTATTCATTGATCTGGCCTATCTCGATTGGTTTGTGATATGCGCAGTCAGCGAGGGGAGTCCGACCGACGACTCCTCGCGATATGTCCGGCCACGATTTCAGCCCCTTGCCTGCGCAGGCTCCGCATTCTGCCCATCTGTGCCAGCAGCTCGCGCACAGATGGGCGGGAGATCCCGCCTACACCAGGTCCTCTTGCTTGGTCATCTCTAAGCCTCCTGTTTCATGGCCCGCTCTCTGCGAGTCTGCAGGCTCCCTTGCCATCCTGGGCAAACGGAGCGCAGTGGGCTGTCGATAACGATGTCAAGCAACTTGCATGCGCCACCGGGTGGACAGAAGAAACTGCCATCGAATGGCAGGGGCTTCATGTGCCTGCAGTTGTCGCATCGCTGCATCGCCTCAAGCCTGAAACTGTATTCCGACCTCCAACGATCTAGTGTGGCATCGTCTAGTTTCACTTCGTAAACCTTTCTCGATCCTTGAGCCAAATCGCAATCGCTACGCTGAATCCTGCGATCGTGACCATGACGGAAATGATAAGTTCAGTCACTGACAGATCCTTCACTGCTTCGATCTTCTATGTTCAGCGACTCCTTCATCTGCGAAGTGACGTCCTCCAGAAGCAGAACGATTTCCTGGACTGGCATCGCTGCGGGCTCGCAGTTCTGGTTTACGACTATCACTCCACCGCTGCCGCTGTTCGCGATAGTAATCATCACGCCGAATCGGATGCCTTTCGTGTAGCCCTGGCTTTTGAGGAACTCGTAGAGATGCTCATGCGGCAATATCTCGTCACTAGGCGGGACTGGGCAGCGCCACGGTCTTCCATCTGGGCCGCAGATTGTCATGTGGTTTCTTCTGATTCGAGTTCCAGGAGTCTTCGTCTTGGAAAAACGGGCTCAGTTTGTTTTCGGATCAGCTGGTTGATCTTGAAGATTTTCAGCCAATTGATTCCTCGTCTCATTGCTTCACGCTTACTGACGCCCAGGCGCCTCGCTACCTCGCGCCTAGATGCGAAAGCCCGGTGACGCATTGCGTGAAGCTGTTCTATCGTGTTCATGACTTGTGATCCTCATTGCTGGGAGACAGATTTGTCGTGTTCTCGAACAATTATCTCGGATATCTCACATGCCAAGTCATCGAATGCCTCAAGTGTCATCTTGCGAGGCATGAATGGATATAGCATCTCGTTGATCGTGGGCTTCAGAGTGTCGGCGTCTGGTCGATCCATAAATGGAATACGTGGATACCATGGCCTGATCTCTATGTTGCAGCCAGACTTGTCGGTCGAATACTCTTTTGTAACGAACTGCTGGATGATCTGTGCATCATCCTTCCATATGATGCCGGTCAGCGCATCTTCAGTCGGACGCCACAGCTTTGTGGCGTCTGGCCTGATGACGTGGTGCTGAGGTGCTTGAGGCTTCAGAAGCGCCGAATATCTTCCGGTGCGGTAGTGACTCTTCGGTCTCAAGAGGATGAACTGAGCCCTCACAACAAGGGGGCCTTCAAGAAGCGGGCTCTTGAAGAAGCTCTTCGCGTAGATGCCAACAAGCTTTTTCCACGAGAGGTTGCGCTTGCATGCATCGATCACCTTGATCTTTCCAGACCTGTGATCAAAAAACGCCTTCTTGGACCCCCCTGGCGCAGGGATACCCGGAATCGTGAGGCGTATCGGGAACTCGATCGATGTCACGCGATTGTGATCTTCGTTACGGTCTCCGTGCGGACCTGAATACCGGAGCGCTTGACCTGTATGATCATATACGAGTTGTCTGGCTGGGCGTTCTCGCGGAGCCACGACTCGGCACTGAGTGTGTTCTCTAGATCCTTCTTGAGGATATTCAGAAGGGTTTCCCCGTCCCCTGCGTTCTGCTCAAGACAGACTGCAAATCCCCCCTTCATGCGCGAGCGACGAGCCTTCTCCTGCGGTTCATTCTTGCCGTTGACCGGCCTGTTACCGACAGGCTTCTCCTGCTTTGCTTTCGCCATCTTGCCCTCCTCTGGGCTCTGAATCAGGAAAGATATTTCAGGCCAGCTTTGGTGGGCCTGAATGAATTGCGCGTCTTGACGAACTTGGCGAGACCCTTGGACTCCAGCGCGCGCGCGGATCGGATGACGTGACCGCTTCCATAGTTCTCGATCAGATCATCCGAAGTCGCCTCCTTGTGATCACACAGCAGGGCCAGTAGCTCGCTCTGCATTCCAGTCAGTCGTACTGCCATGATTTTCCTCCTATGGTTTGTAATTGCCGGCCTCTCCCGACTGTCACGCACATGTTTTGCTGACAGAGGATCTTGCTTCTTCTAATTTCTCATGCCTGCCGGCCAGGTACGTTTGGCCTTTTAGTTTAGCGAAGGGTCACCGGGGTAGACCACAAATCCCCCGGCGACCCAGCATTGGTGTGCAAGGATTATTCCTTGCGTGCAAGGAAAGTCAAGTGTAATAAAAATTTTCCTTGCACTCTTCCTGGTGCTCTCTGATTGCTGCCAGGATTTCCTCGTCTATGGAGCTTGAACGGGTATCGATGAGACCTCGTTCTATCCGTTTTAGAGATCTTGCAACGGATGATCTGATCGACGCAGATCGCGGCCTAGCCTGGCAGAGCCACTGGTACCAGATGGGGTTCTTGGACTCGACAACTCGGATCTTGTGGCCAGAGAACATCGGGCGAGGCGCATCGATCAGGACGACCGAGAGGCGAGAGAAGTCCATCTCTTGTAGGCCGTCCTGCGCTAGCTGCCGTTCCTCGGGTGTGGCCTGCCTGAGCTTTAGGCCGCGCATGCTAAAACGGCTTGAGGCTCGACCATGGCTTCATGGGGCCATTGCTGCTTCTTGTATGAAGGGCAGCCGCCCTTGCGCCTTCCATGAATATGTCGCCATCGCTCATAGTGTGGCGTTCCATGCCATCCCTACGCTCCAGGATCTCGAACACCATATTGAGAATCTCGTGGTCTGGCAAGATCGTCTGGTCACCTTCTTCTAGTGCTAGATCCTGGATTTCAAGAAGTCTGTCATGGGCAAGTCTGTCGCTGCTGCCAGGAGGTCCCGTGTGGCTCGGCCACCATCCACATTTTGGGCAGGATGACAACTCGAACATGACTGACTCGCCGTCACTCTCGCGACCAGTGAACGTCTTCTTGGCGCAGCGAGGGCAACACCACCAGTATTCTGTGGCAGGATCTGGCCGGAAGTCTCGAACAGTCAGGTATGCGAGCCATAACACGAAGGGACCAAATACCCCCCCGATCTCGACGAGAACAAACAGGGCTTCTCTTGACATTGGCTTCGCCTCCAGTTGAACGGCCACCGGGCAGATTGATCCGCCAAGGTGAGGAGGGTCAAGAACCTGGCGGTTCGTTCATGCCCGGTGCCGGCCCTCGATTATACACTACAGGGCGCCAGTGGGAGTCAGGCATCACATTATTCCACCTCCTCAGCGCCGCTTCCGCCGCAACAGTCACAGGCGCAGTCATCAGTCTCTGGGTCCATGCCGGTTCCATCGCATCTACTGCAAGCTGCGGGGATTGGTCCTTGGTTTACTAGCTCGTAGGTCTTTTCGAAGATGTCCGGCTTGCAGGGGTAACGCTCCCCCTTGATGCCGGTGATGATCCAGTCGCCTGGCATTGCAAGCATCTCTCCCTCAAGCGTCTTGATGCAGATAGGCTCGCCCGTGTCATTTCTTTCAGCTTCGATGACGATTGGCTTCTTTCGGAATTTCATGACTCTATCCTCTCCCGTTTTCGTAGTCACTCCGTGTTATGGCATCGCCAATCCCGCGCTTCAGCCAACGCATCTTCCGGCGGTGCTGCATGGCGGTCGTAGGCATCTGCCAGAATGGCAGCTATCCCGCGAGCTTCCCATAGTTGTGATGTCAGGTCGCACCTCTCGGTGTCGAAGAGGATTACGTATGGCTCGCGTTCCAGCGCACCATCCGCCGCTCTCTCGATGGGAAACCGTTACGAATCCGTAGGACAGGCAATGCGCGCATCTGGCAAGTGTCCCCTCTCGTGCGAACTCGCGTGCGATCTCGATTGGCCCCTGGCATTGAGGACAGTGCCCCATTCTCGCCAGCCTTCCAGGTCATCGGCACCACCCATTAGCCGATCCTCGTGATTGCTTCATCCATGGATCTCTCGCGGCTCAAAGCTCTTGAACGCGCCGACAGGATCGTGTTCGGGGCGCAGCCATACTCTGAAGCCAAGTCCTCTTTCGATTCTCCAGAACGGAGGCGCTGTGCGATGGTGTCTTCGGTCTGATCAGAAAACTTTCTCAGGCGTTGTGCTGTGTCGCATCCGTGCGGCCTGAATCTTCGCGAAGCCGATGGTCCAGTCATGTAGCAGCGAGGACAATCATGGTTGATTTCCAGCCACAGTCCGTGACACATCCATCTGTGGACGCTCGTCCCTGATGAACGAACAGTACGGCGGGCAGGCCCCTGAGGCTTCATGGGAATCTTCTTCAGATTCAGGGCGGACTCCGGGCCGGCTGTTCGGCACTTCGGGCAGAATTCGTCCGCCCTGAGGTATGCCCCGCCGCAACACATCCAATGCGAGTGACGCTCTTCCATGATCACCCTCCTCAAGATGTTGGGAAGAATTTTTAGTCAGTCGCATTGTAAGCATTTTCCTGCCGGCTGCAAGGAAAATCGCTTATCGCTTTTGCTTACTGCGGCGCATCTTCCTTCTGAATGCGCGGTACATCTTCCTGATTGTTCCCCGCGCTTCCCGATCCTTCTTCTGCTGTATCGGGTGGCTGTCGAGAGACCCCATGGTGCGAGCCATGGCGCGACCTAGCGTTCTCAATGCATTGCTCACTTTGATTTCTCCAGACGATTAGTCGCATGTGAATCAGCCAGTACAGCAGATTCGATGCTCTTTGTAGCGGGAATAACATCGCAACTGAAAGCCAACCCATTGACTTCCAATAGCACAAGATTGCAACCGGCGCTGCAACCCAAAAGCTGGTGCAGTATTCGCACGACAGCAACTCGGCCAAGAATTCGGAGCATACTAGCGCTTTGCGTCGGACCCCGTCGAAGATCATGGAATCGACAAGAAGAGTCGTTGCTGATTCAACGGCGAGTGCCGCGCCAAGGAATAGGATGACCGCTGACATATGTGCTTGCTCAGGCAGAACGAAGCTGCCAGCCGCACTCAATACAGGTGACAACCTGCACTCGGCCCCGCCTCGGATCAGTGTGGATCGTAAATCTTGTCCTTGACCCACACTGATCGCATGTCCTGATCCCTCTCAGTTCACGACTGGTTTGTTTCGCTGCCGATGAAGGCGTGCTATCTGTCCAGTACGATCCGCAGCACATGGCGATCTGCGCGACCTAGATCGCCCTGAGCACGAACTGCGGCGATCCGCCAGCAACGCTAGAGATCTTCCCGCTGATCGACAGTCCCAGTGTGGCTTCCATTGCAACTGCATCGATCCCTCCCGCAGCGGGACCGAAGTTGCTGTTCACATCAGCAGCAGACAGTTCCTCTGTTGCGTCCAGTGGCAACAGATCGAGCTTGTTCTCGTTGTTTGCTGCGTTGCCGATAGTCAGGGCCTGGAACAGGAAGTCGGCAGCCGGGCTTACGATCAGGCTCTCTGGTACGAATGATTCGCCAGCAGAGAATGCGGCGTCGATCTGTGCCTGGGAAAATGTTGCGGTAAAGTCTGCACCAGATGCGCCACCGCTGACCGGCGCATCTACTGTCCCTCTGAGGATCTTGCTCATGGTTTCTTGCCTTTCTTATTGCTTCGGTCTTAGAGCGGGGCCTACGGTTGCTTGCTCTTCTTCTTGACACCTGGGCCTATGGGCATTTTTGGTATAGGTGACGGGGCTTTACCGGGGAGCGGCCCCGTAGAGCCCGTCGTAATGATGCCCTGGAATTCAGAGAATTGCGTCAGGAGGGTCTCGTCTCTCTCTTCAAATGCAATGGCCAGCGCCTCTACCTTCAGCGGCTTGCCAAGTCCAGCGTGCTGGACTATAGGATCCAGTCTTTCAAGTGTTCTTATGATATTCGGAGTGATCTTCGCGGGATCACCACCCCACCCCCTTAGCAGAATGGTGAGAAGGAGGATGATCGATTCCATCTTCGCGATCAGCTTTGCAGCTTCCTGCTCCACTCCCGTCCGGCGATCGCCAAGAATGGATTTGTTGATCAGGAATATTAGCCTCTGCTTCACCTGTTCAAGCTTCCTGATTGCCTCTGCCGCCTCTTTCGAGATCTTTTTCTTGGGACGCTTCGGCCCCTTGGTGTTTGGCGTGCTGCTGGCCTTCTTTCTCCTGATCGCTGTTGCACGCAACTGCGCGGCGCGCTCCCTCTTCTTGGCCGCCTTTTTTGCCCTCTGCATTGCCCACCACTTTTTCTTCTGGGCTCGCAGGCTCTGAAATATCTTTTCAATGCGCGGGTCCTTCGACGACTCTGCCTGACCAAGCGAATGGGCGACAATCTGACGGGAGATGAATACGCGATAGCAAGACCGGTACTCCTCAATCCAATCCAGGGCCGACCGTCGCGCCTCCTTGATCAGGCTGGCCGGCAGCAGGACAATCCTTGGTTTGGGCTTGGGCCTACGCTTTCCAAGTCCATGATTCCTGATGTCAAACAGTCCCGGATTCATGGGGCGCTTCTTTTTCTTGCACCCCGTTCGCTTGAGCAACATCGCCACAATGAAGTTCTTTGGATTCACTGCATCGAGATTGTCCATCAGAAGGGTCATGATGAGGCCGTGACCCAACGTGACACAGGGGCCATCGAATGGCTGGCTGGCAGAACTACCGGTCATCGCCGAAATGAGCGAGGCCGGCATCGGCGCAGCAGTCTGGTGGAAGATCTCGGTCTGGTTTTCGTTGTTCTCTGGATTCCCAATGGTGGCTTGCGCGATTCTGCCATCGGACGTGCCGCCCTCTTCCATGATCTCGATCGAGATGATTTTGACGATCTCTATCGGATTGAAAAGCTGTAGCAGGTTTGGCTTATTGAAATCAGCCTGTACCTGTGCTGCATTTGCTGCGGCAGGCAATTGGAAGCCAGCAGAGATCAGCCTGTGCTGGCCAGCAGAAGCGCAGTCTGGACACAGATCAACTTCGACCTGTTCTTGCTGGGTGTCGGCTCCTGGCCCAAAGATCTCAACCAGGGGGGATTCGAACTGTGCATGGACCCTCCTGATCCTTTCCTCTGGGGTTTCATCCTCTTCTGTGAGTCCTGGAAAGAACCGCCTGGATTGAATGATCGTCATCTCATGTCCCTTGAATCGACAGGCGCTTGATTGGTGGGCCAGACTCCAGTGCAAGGCGCAGGTATCGTGATTCGGCAAGGTCTGCGATCATGTCGCTTGGGAGTCGAGAATCGCCGGAGTTGAAGATCTCATGGAACCCAACCATAGCGAAGCGGATGTTTTCCCCCGCACCAATCAATCGGCCCGGCGAGTTGATGCTGCGCTCCACCCTGATTCTTCCCGCCCCAACAGAATCAAGCTCGATCCGGTTGATGAGTGCGCCGCCCGTGTCAATGATGATCGGAAAGGAGATCGAGGATTCTCCCACGCGCGGGAAGTCTAAAGCGAAGTGCCCCGATACCTCTCGGACATTGTTCGTAATCGCGGTTCTAGTAGCCATGCAGGGATTCTATCACAGGGACGCGTTAGTCGTAGGCGCAATTTCTGTTTCGGGTGGAGGGGCGGTCTCACTGATCCATTCTCGCCACGCTGCCCGCAGCCATAGGAATCCTAGTCGCTCCGACTCACGAATTGTGCCGCCATACCATACGGGGACGGAGTGCCGCAGCGACCATGATGTAATGGTGCCGATGACGTGGCTCGCTTGCAGCTTTCTCGTGTTGCCGGACGGCGATTCATATCGAGCAACCTCTGTGAGTGAACCCTCGACGATGAGACAGGACCATCGGATCTCTGCGAGGCGCTCGAATTGATTTCTGAATCTGTCGCGCCCTCCACCGACGCAGGACCAGAGGTCGCTGATCGACTTGCGTTCAATTGCAACGAGTTCACGCATTTCATCCACCGAGTAGTCGCCTGTCGTCAGGCAGCCCTGACATATCTGACAGTCGCCACGGTCCACCTCGCGCCTGAACCACCAGGGCTGCTGCTCTCGGGTGTCAATGATAATCTTCATGAGGGAGGTATCGTCTGGCATGCCGAGATGGTAGGAGTCGGACGGGGTTTGTCAAGTCCTTTTTTGGGAACTGTAATCATGAATTGATGATTCAGGAATTTTATTTTCTTGCATATTGG